CCTGTATACGATAATCGCCGACATCAGTGATTCCGCTTTCAGTCTCGATTTTTTCTTCAGCTGAAAACCAGTTTCCGTTCGGAGTTAAGAAGTAAGCTCTTTGCACTGCTCTTCCGAGTGCGATATATTCCAAACTTGCTTCATCCGTAAAAACCTTTTTCGCCGATTCTGTATCGTACAGCATTCCGTCCTCCAGAACAGCTTTCTTGTGATGATACTCGTACGAGCGGTCATGAGCTAAAGGCTTTTCAAGCATCGTCTTTTACCTACCTTTTCCGAAAATACTGTGTCAAGGCTTCACGGGTGATCTGTGACACGCTTTTGCCGGTTCGGTTCTTTTCAGCTATAAGTCTTTGCTCCAATTGGTACGGCAACCGGATACGAATGGATTCACCTTGTGGATTATTCTTTTTCATAGGATGTATCCTCAACTTACTATTTCTACTGGATAACCTAGCTTTTCTTCAAGCTCAGCTACCGTTATTTTACGTGGCTTATTTAATTTGATTTTCACATCTTGCACTGCACCATCTTTGTTTTTAGCAATCCCGCGCCCAGTGTATATGTCAGCTTCTTCATTAGCGTATACACTGAGATGATTGTATCCATATGTACGGCACCACCTAGCAGCCAAATCAGAAATTTTCATCAATTCTTCCAACTCATTCCCGAATAAATGCGAATATAATATAGCTCGATCACGCATTTCCTGTGTTACTGCTGACAGCGCAATCACGCTTTTATACGGGCTTCCGATAAAACGGAAAAATCTGCATGATTCCATTACTTTTTCGCCTTTCGGAAGCGCAAAGCCTTGAGAAATTGCCATCTTAAGAAGCTTCGCTGATTCAACATCGCTTTCTGTGATAACGCACTTATTTGTAAAGTCTATCATTACTGTTCCCCTCCCAACATTTTATATAGTGTTCCTCTTGACACTCCCATGATTTCTGCAAACTGAACTTTGGTAATTTCCCCAGCCTGCCATCTTTGCTTTGTTTTCTCGAAGAGTTCTTTGTCTACCTCTTTTTTTGCTCGTCCTTTATATTTCCCTTGAGCTTTTGCAATCGCAATTCCTTCTTTCTGTCTCTGACGAATATTTTCGCGTTCTCTTTGAGCTACGTATGAAAGAAGCTGCAATACAATATCGGCAATCAGAGTTCCGGTTAAATCTTTGTTTTGCGTGGTGTTAAGTAATGGCATGTCCTGGACAACGATATCTGCTTCAATCTCTTTTGTAATTTTTCTCCACTCAGCTATAATTTCTTCGTAATTCCTTCCAAGTCGATCAATGGAATGGATCACCAGTACGTCGCCTTTTTGAAGGGAAGCAATCATCTTCTGGTACTCAGGACGGTTGAAATCCTTTCCGGACTTCTTATCCATATAAATTTTATCGACGCCTTCTTCTCTCAATGCCTCCATCTGTCTCGCTTCGTTCTGCTCTACTGTTGATACTCTCACATACCCTATTTTCATATATACACGCCTCCGTTTCTTTATAAGTCAATTATACACTTTAACGTGTGCAATGTAAAGTAAAATATACACATTTAAGTGAATTTTTATTGCTTTTTGTAACGTTTGCGTTTATCATGTAATTAGGAGGTGTTTATATGGTATCTAACAAAATCAAACAAATCATGCGGATGAAGAAAGTTACCAATATCCAATTAGCGGAACATCTTGGAACATCACCGCAAGCACTGGCAAATAAATTCTCAAGAAATTCGTTGTCCGCTGAAGAGATGATATCTATTTTGGTCTTTCTTGACTGCCAAATCGCTGTCGAAGCATTGCCGGACATTATTGTTAAATTTAATAGCAACGATCTGAAAAGGGAACCGTAATGGTTCTCTTTTTTTATTATCCCTCCCTGTCTGGGATGAAATTGCAGCTAAAGTTTATTCTGCTCATATTTAAACTCTCCGCAGTAAAGAAATCAGGAGCTGCACCCGATTCGTCAATCACAATCTTTTACTGTGTATGATCGTTAGTATCATTACAATTCTTATTCCCAAATTCTGCATCATTTCATTCATTCTTTATACCTGCCTTTCTTGGTATTGCCTTATTTTGTGCTGGCAGAGAAACCGTTAAGGCTTACGGCTTGTCGTGTTCGAATCACTATCTCTGCCATGTGAAAAGGGCCTTTTTGTTATTTTATTTGCTTTGGGGGCTCGCCCGGCTCCTGGTGGCTTTCCCTCCAAGGGGGTCCCCGTCTCATCCGTACGCTATCCGGTCAGCCCGCCGCCCCATGGGACCCGCTGCACCGGATCACGCTGTTGTTGTTCGGCCTTCGGCAGTAGTCAGAGGAAGTTGACGCCGCTTTTCGTTCGTCATATTGCACAAATTTTCTCGTGCTGTTCATTGTGCATTTTAAGTACACCCTATTTATACATTGCAGTAAACTATATATTGTGTTTACATCTTGGTCGATACAATATATTGTGTTTTGGCTGTTTTCGTGTTCACAGCTTCGGTCTCTCCATCTCCGGAAGCTCCAGTGCGCTCTTGTACCGGTCCGCGATCTGCTGCGCTGACTGCTGCGGGATGCTATTTTGTTGTCCTGCCGGAATTGGTGCTGTCTCTGCCATGCCATAAGCTACCTTACAAGCAAAAATCAAGTTTGCGTTTGTTCCGGCTTGATTATGCAGCTTATCAAGGGCGAAGCCTGCACATATTTCCTTCCATTTTTTCACCGTTTCGCCATGTTTTGAGCCCACCCTATACTGCCCATCCACCCAATCGCTAAAAGTTCCATTATTAATTCCAACCATCAAACTAAACATTTGTAAAGTAGGTGATATACCATATCTACCGCAAATACGAATATATATATTAAATATCTTGTCTAATAGATCTATATCATCATTACCAGGCTTTTCTATACGATCTGAGATATAGAAGAACATATCTATTCTGTTATCTGCAATATCTTTCTTGTACTTTTCTATATTGTCGTAATCTTCTTGGTGTATGCATAATACAGTGTTGATATACTCATCTACCAATTGCCATATTTTATTTTCGTATACTTCAATTCCTTGTACTGTAGTTGTTGTATTTTTCACTGTATCACCTCGCTTTACAACGTTAATCTGTTAATTTAGCAAAATAAAAAGGACGATAACAAACCGGTTAGCAATCGAAGAACACGCCCAGCAGCTACAACCAGCGCCGGAAGTTCCGTAAATGCTTTTCAGTTTTTATATCGTCCTTTGTTTAAAAATCGTAAATGTATTACTTATCTGCCATTTACAATAGCACATATAAACCATTAATGCAAGCATAAATTTATTTTTATTGTTCAAGGTATAATAAAAGACCTATTGATAAAATAATCTGTTATAACTCAATATACAGCGTTATAGAGCTATATATATTATAATATAGTGTATCTAAGCATATATTAATAAACTCAGAATCTAGGAGGGGCTTAAAAGATTTTATAATACAGTACTGTATAGAGTTAATTAATAGGGGATTATATATATAATATAATTATAGGGGCATTTTGACACGAAAAAAACCAGGCTTCCGGCGTCTGATCCGGTTACCTGGCTGAATGATTTTTATTAATTTTCGATTAGCTCGCCCCTCCTGAGTTCCTCGTTGCTGACACGATAGCACATTTTATAAAAACCTGTCAAGCCAAAAGCAAAAAAATATTTTTCTTGACAAAACAAACATTTGTGTGCTATGAATAATTTAACAGACTTCGGCGGCGGGTCTGCTCTCCCCTCGTTAGCCGCCACAAAACAGAGTTTAAGCCCCTGGAGATTGTCCAAGGGCTTTTTTACATCCAAATATTCCGGCTTGTTTGTGGTTATCCTCTTGCTCCCTTGTTTAATCGTTTGTTTTACACATACGCTTGCCAGTTGTTACTTTGGTTTTTCCTTTGAATCTCCATTATTTTTTCATAACTGTACCATGTACCTCTATACCGATATGAACACCCTTCGAGACATCCGTGTTCGATATCATAAAAAAGTTCTGATATTCTTTTTTCGTTTCCGAAATCTTCCACCGGAAGCAGATCTTTTTTCACTCGTATTTTCTGCGTTTTCCCCCAGACACTCAACCATTCAATCTGGTATCTTTCTTTCAACTCGAGGATAATATATCCGTCCTGACAATCAACATTTAACTTCCCTTCAAAACTCCTGTAAATTTCCTGCATTTCTTACCCTCCTTATCTTTCTACCAGTTTCCACTGGCTCTTCAGAAATCCCGAAATTCTCGGGACGATTTCGCTGCATCCCTCGACGCCCTCCGGGAAGAAGTTGCCTTCATTCCCGTGCTGCACGTAAAAACGTGCCTCGTCATGTCCAACGATCGTATATGGACCGTGGAACACTTCCGCCGGGATTTCTTCCCCTGTTATTTTGTTAATTTTTGTGGCCTTGCTGACCACATCATATAACTTCTTCATTTCTTACTTCCTCCCCATTCATATGTACCGCGGAAACGTCTTTCATTTCCGCTTTTTCTCGCTTCCTCATTCAGGAAGCTTTCTACTTTGCCGAGATCCCCAAAGGTAACCGTCTGGGATGGAAATGTTTCCATCCCGTTGTAAATCTTAACAAGATAGTTTTTATAGCTGTCTACAGAAACATGGTATTCCTTGTTTCCGATTTTCTCCATGTGATTGGTCCATCCGTTTACTCTAATCATTTTTCCCTCCTGATCCGCCCGCCCTGGGGGCTGTGTGCTTGTCTTCTTTAACTGTCTTTATTATACATTATAATTAATGTTTTTGTCAAGTGCTTATTTACATTGTTTTAAATGTTTTTATTTCTTTTCCGTTTCTACGTATTTTATAACATTTCCTGGCTGCATATCTAATATAGTACATATTTTGTCAAGAGCTTTAATTCCTACCATTTTATTTTCTCTCAAACACTGTATAGCATTCTCGCCCAGAAGCTTTTTCTTTCTTAACTTTCCCGGCGTGTACCCTGATTCATTTAACGTTTTCAAAACATCAATTTTATATACAATCATTTTCACTTCTCCTTTCTGATCGTCTTTGCATAGTTACATTATATAATATGTAATTTTTATTTGCAATGATTTTTGCATTAAAAATAATGCACAAATTTCATATGATTGCTTACATTATTTTTCATGTATTTTGTATATTGATTTTACATTAAAAATAATGTATTATATAACCATCAAAGGAAAACAAAAAACATTCACCCCGGACGCTGATCCGGGAGAAAGAGAGAGAATAAAATGAAAGACACTATCCTTAAAGCTTTATCAAATATCAACTGCTTCTATTCAATCATCTGGATGAAAGCAACAGGTAAAGACAAATACACATTCAGAGAAGAAAGCAAAGTACACGAAATGTTATTAGCTGCTATGTCAGTAGTTATGAATAGGAGGAAATGAACATGAAAATAGCAAGTATCAAATGGGAAAAAGGTTCCCTCAACAGCACCGCAATAGAGAAATTCAAAGAAATGGGAATCGACTATCATTACTCCCATTTCGGGAAGTTGCTGGCTGATCCTTACGGCGTGGGCTTGTATCTCCCAGTTAAATATAGACGTGGAGATCTGGATCCGTCCCTGATCAGCGTAGAAGTTTAACCCCCCCGGCGGCGGTCAAGCCGTAGCCCCAACGCAACCGCCGGATTTCAAAAAGAAGAAGAAAAGGAGAAAAAGTTATGACTTATGGCATGATATTAACACCAGAACAGGAACAGAGAAGGAAAGACAGCAAACAGGCGCTTGAAAGCCTGAAATATAACCCGATGTGCTACGGCTGTAAAAAGCTGTGTGCAGAATGTGGCGGAACTATTGAAAAATTGTGGGACGGCTGCATCTGGTGCGAGAAAACCGATTTTCCGAGCGTTTACGCACTGGCAACATATGCCCTAGAACTGATTAAAAATGAAGATTGGTTCTCATTTGATGAGTTCCTGGACGATCTCAGAAACGACCGTGCCGAAGTCGTTAAGTACTTGAAATGGCGTGCAGCTGGTCATCATTTTTTAAACGAAGTGCTGACCGACAGATATATTACAGCTTGCAAAAAGATTTTAGAAATTTCAAAGGAGGCGTGAAATTATGGCAAATACAGTTAAATTACAAGGAATATCCAGCCACCAGGCAGGAACACCAACAAAAAAATTGAAAATCGGTGATGTGATCGTGTGGAACTTTTGCTATAAATCAGAGGTGGTTGAAATTAACCCGAGTAAAACCGGAAAAACTATTACTTTCATGTTGAAAAGCTTTGAAAGCGGCGAAATCAAGCCCCGTAAAATGGGAGCTGATCGGCTCGTAGTTGTTGAACCAAGAGAACCAGAAAAGCCCAAAAATGAAATTGATCGGGCAATTTCAGAACGGAAAAACACATATTTCGGGATTTATTCCGATGTTGGCACGGCTTTAGAAAAATTCACAACTGAAGAACTAGCGGATTATTATTTAAAACGTTTTGGAGATGGCGGCTTGCGGTATTTTCTCGAGCAACAAATAATAGCTGCTGAAATCGCGAAAGAAAAAGCATACTAGGCCGGCAAGCGTACCGGGGAGCATTTCCCCGGCGGCTTTTTAAAATAAAAATTAGGAGGAAAATAAAATGGGTTATATCGTAATTGCAAGCAAGGAAACCACAACCGGGCTGAACTGGGTTATTGACGCAAAAGCGCCACTTTCCGCAGAGGATAAGGAGTTTATAAAAGCTTTCGCCCCGGTCGTGTATTGGTCGGACACAAATTGTTATCACTGGGCTTTTGATGAAAAGTTGCCGTCTGGGCGGTGGCTGGAGAACATGAAGTTTACGGAGGACTTAAAAACCGTAAAAGCGTTAATCCTGTAATCTCCAGGCGTAATGGTTCCGGCCGGGTTCGATTCCCGGCGGCGCCCTTTTATTTTAACACCCGGCTCCCATGGGTACAGGGAAGAAAGAAAAGACATGAAAAAGAAAATAAGTTATATCACTGTACAGGTGACAGAGAACGGGAAAAACTATGCTTACGCCGTCAAGGTTTCTGAAAGTGATAACTTGCTTTCGAAATTAGCGATAAAAGGCATCACAGCGGCGAACCTTTGCAGCACGAAAAAAGAAGCCGAAGAAGTTGTTACAGCTTGGAACGAAAGTTTCAAAAATAACGGTTCATTTATGTTCGGGGAGGTGTTCTACTAATGAGCGAAAAAATAATTGACAAGCTGTTAACGTTGACAGTTGAAGAACTTGACAGTTACAGTGATTTTTTATCCGGTATTTTTCACAACGGAATTACCGATGATGAACTTAATTTAAAAATTGCAAAATATTTAGGACTGGAGGAATAAAAAATGATCAGAATCAGAAAAGCCACGCAAAAACAAACCGTCGCCGCTATAAAAAGCGGTGATTTTTCAGAAGTCGAAAAGATAGAGGATACCGCACGCCAGGAAGCGGCAAAGGTTTTTCTTGCGGTCGCTTCCGGTTCTGTGCCGTTGATCTGGTACGACCTTCCGCCAGTGCAGTGTCAGTCTGGAGCCGTGTCCGTCATGCGGTACGCCCTGCACCGGTCAACAAAACAAGCCGGTTTTTTACAGCTGTCTTGCATGGAATTAAAAAACGGTCAGATCATCCCGACTTCCGACCGACAATATAACGTTTCTGACGCCGGTTTTTCGGAGTTTTTCCGGGACTTGCCCCGGTCAGTTGATGTTAATTTTTTAGAGCAGTAAAAACGCTGCTCTTTTTCTGCTACTCTTCCGGTATCCAGTCCGGCGCCAGGTTCACGGCCTGTGGAGCGGATCAGGCTTGTGAAATCTATTTACAAGCCGTGTGCCTTGACAACTTAACATTTTTGTTTGCCCGGAAATACGGTTGCTGATTTGATTTTTTCGCCGCTTTTCGCCTTTTCGACGTTCCTTGATGATTTTACCATTGCCGGATTTTTAAGCCGTTTTTGCGTACTTTCGTCAATCAATACTCACGGTTGACGGGGCGCCGGTATGGTGATATTATGGTTATATATAGTCGTTTCCGGCTCTTTTTGTCGTGCTTGTTCTGAGCAGCTGGAACCGATCCGGGGCACAGCGTCCGAACAGTGACGAAAGTATGTTCCATTTTGGATCCGCTGTATAACCGCCCTATTTGGCTTTTTAACGGTCGTTTAGATTCCGGTCGAAGAAGTGTAGCCTTATTTGCTTTGCGGGCGTTGTGGGCGAAATTAGAGCGTCAGTTATTGACGTCTGGAAAATCCCCGGCACCGGTCCGCAGGTGGTCCGCAGCCTTTTGCAGGATGTTCATGCCAATTGTGAAACGAACAATATTTCTAGCGGCTCTTGAATATTTGTAATATTCAGACACGGAAAAATGCCGAAAAACGGTGAAAAAAAGAACAGCTGGAAAATAACCTTTATTTCTGGATTTCCATTTTGTCTATCTTGTATATATTAATTCATAGCATCTTCCGAGGGGCTGTGAAAATTCACGAATCAGTTCAATTTATTTAATCCCTCAGATTTTCTCCTAGCCGTGTTCTTCGTTTTGTATGTGGTCCGTTGTTTCCGGACTTTCGCTTTCTGTTCCGTCTTATCTTTCTTCCTACGTACTTTATTGTGTGCTGATCGCTCAGTTGAGAATCCCATATTTCCCCTCCCTGTCCTTGATCTTCTGGTTTCTGCTTTTGAAGTTGATAATTTCTATGTCTGTTTGCAGTTCCTGTGGTATCCGTCCAACGATGATTACTCTCAGTGGCTCCAATCTCCGGACCATCTCTTGAAACCCCTTGCAAAATTCCAGTCGTGATGCTTTTGATTTCACTCGCCCATTGGTGCAGCAGGCAACCGTGCTTCTTTTTGGTATTCCGTCAAAAATCCAATCATAGCAGTATTCCGGCGGTATGTTCACGTTTGGAATCACTCGAATCCCGTTCATATACAGGTAATGTGCTATCGCATGATTGCGGTACTTCTGCCAGATGTTCATAGCAAATGGCATACCACCTTCTCCGACTGCCATGCTGAAGTCCGGTGCGATCACACTGTTAAAGCATTTTAGATGCTCAATATATTTATCCGGGCAGTTCCAGATTTTCTCAAATTGGTTGTCGTGGATGTAGAAATTGACGGTCAAGTCCCTATGGTTCTTTATCCGCCGGTCGAAGCTGTCTTTGAAGTCAACAGTATCCGCTCCAGGTCTGCCGGTATACCGTGGCATCATGGGGAACTGGTATGGACCGTCCAGCTCTGCTCCCTCGATCATATATTCTCTCATTACATCATATGCGGTATGGTTCATGGTTATCACCCCCTAAAAATGCAAAAAGACATCCTGTTCCGGGAATTGGAACCGATGTCATCATTAGTATGTTTCCATACTATCAAATATTTAGTTAAATGTCAAAAAATTACATCTCTGCTCTTCCGTTCATCTTTTGTATATTATTTAGATTGCAAATGCGTAAGTGTAGTTAAATTCCTTTTCGCATCCATCCACATAGTTGATTTTTCTGTAAAATACGGCGTGTCGTTCTGAGAACTTATTTAAAAAAAAGTATTCAGAACAGCTCTGTTCATCCCGCTCGATTATTGACTTTTTTTTTACATCTCCGGTCTTTAAAAAGAACAAAATTTCGCACTCCTGCGGGCGCTTCGGATTCACTATTATTTTGTCCAAAAACTCACCCAAAACCGTTTTGGTAATATCTTCCGGACCGATCCCTTGCAAGCCATTTAGTGTTTTTCCGATTTCCTTTAATTTCAAATGGGAATCTTTATTTGCTTCTTCTTTCGATTCCAGTTCGGAAAGCTTATTGTTTATATTTTGGATTTCATCCTTGAATATTTCATTTTTTTCAAGGTATTCAGAGTTTGTTATAATTCCATCCAGATTAAGGTCGAGAAGTTTGTCCTTCTTTTTCTCTAGCTGAAGAATCATATTTTTAAGCCGGTTTATCTCAGCCCCATCGTTGCTAAAGTCTATGTTCTTTTCGACCAAACTTATATATTTTTCAATAGCTGTTTGGATATCCCCAGATTTGTTGATAAGGTCTGCAAGCATTATTCTTAATTCTTTCTCATGTATTCCGAAAGAATTGCAGCTCTGCGCTCCGTTTTTTATGCGATAACTGCATACCCATCTTACATCTTCACGTCCTCTTGAAGTGCGTTGTTTCATCCAATACGGCGCTCCATCATTACCGCAAAAGATATACCCGGTAAACAAATTGTTTTGTTTGAAAGACGTTCTGTGGGATTTGATTGCATCGCTCCGTGTTTGCATAATGACATTTGCCTTATTCCATACAGATTCATCTACAATCTGCGGAACATGGTTCCCGTCGTCTTTGTACATTGTCCATTCGTCCTCTGGCAAAAACTCTTGCTTTTTAGTGAACATATCGACAACTTTTACTTTACCGCCGCAATAATAACCTTTATATTTTGGATTCTTGATTATCTTTTTGATATTATCTCGGCTGAGTTTTCCGCCTTTGTAATTTCGATATCCTTTTTTGTACAGGTATTTCTCAATAGTGGATGTAGACCATTCTCCTGTAGAATATTTTTCAAATATCTCTTTTACCATTGGAGCTGTTTTGGGATCAATTGTAAGTTTTCCGTCTTTCTTGATGTAACCGTATATTCGTGATCCAAGAACTACACCGTTTTTTATCGACTGCGCATGTCCGAATTTTATTCGATTGGAGAGTTTTCTTGATTCATCTTGGGCAATTCCGGACATTATAGTAAGTCGTAACTCACTATCTTCGTCAATCGTATTGATGTTGTCGTTTTGAAACCATACACACACACCATACATCAGTAATTCTCTTGTATATTTTATGCTGTCTAGCGTATTTCTCGCAAACCTGGTAATTTCTTTCGTTACAATCATATCAATTTTCCCGGCTTTGGCATCTGCCATCATGCGTTGAAATTCGTCCCTTTTCTCAGTTCGTATTCCCGATATTCCATTGTCAATGTACGCACCAACAAATACCCAGTTTTTATTTTGAGCAATGAAGTTTCTGTAATATTCATCCTGGTGATGTATAGAAACCTGTTGGTCTTCTGATTCTGTGCTTACTCTTGCGTAAAACGCCACTTTTAATTTCAGATCGAAAATACTGCAAGTTTTCAGTATTTCTCTAGTACGATAAACGTTCATGCCCCGTTCTCCCTTCTGTTTGGAAGAGCAGAGATAAGATTATTATAACTTCTATCTCATCTCCGCTCAATAGTTTAAGCTAATTTTCAGAGAGAATTTCAATGTCAATTTTCTCTTTCATTTCTCTGTTGATCAGTCCCTGAAGGTATATGTGTTCGTTCAATGCCAGTAATAACGCTTTATTCATGTCGCACTCCTTTCTTTGACGAAAAGGTCCAAAATCCTTTTAAAACATTTTAGGCATATATTTCTATGCAAACTTATATAAAATGGATTCTAGCATTTTTTGGTCAATCAATTACTTTGTTTTACAGTAAATCAAATATATCTATCTGTCCTTTGATTTCATCTTCCTTTTCATCTGTGAAGAATTTGCAGGCAATGTAGTTCGGTTTCCAGTCCACATCTCCATTGTAGTTCAGGCACCTCGGATGTTTTCCAGACCGGTACCGTAAACATTCATCGCATCTGTGATATGGATTTGTTCCGCCGGAATCTTTGTACATTGCGCTTATCTTAATCATATGGGTCACCCTCTTCAAACAAACTGTACTTTCTTAAAATTTCCACTTCGTGTTCGCACAGCTTTATCTGGCATTCATTGTACAACTGCCGTGCAAGAGTACCGATAGTCGGTTTTCCTTCATTTGCCTGATGCACATATTTGTTACTCTTTTCCACTACATTCATCAGCTGTTCCGGTTCAAAGTCGTATGCTCTATGTAGTGCCAAAAGCAATGTTACACTGTTCTCAACATTCGCCCAGTCCTGTCCGTCCGTAAATCCTTGTTCGAAACCGGCGTTGTAGCTTTTCTCTCTTTCTTCTTCCCTTGCGTTTTCTACAACTTTGTTCAAAACGCTCACGGTTCTATTGATCCCGTCTTCCTTGCCTTTCTGATACGCTTTTTCAATCTCTTCATTTCTGGCTGCCAGAACTTTTTCTCTGGACTCGTCAAACATTCGCTGCATTCTTTCAATCTTTGCAGATGAATAAGGCATAGTTGCCGGTTTCCCTGTGAATTTTCTTTTTAACACGGCACTGTTCATTTTTCGCCTCCCATGATACCTGCTATCATTTGTTGTTTCATTGTTTCCGCTATGTGCTCCCGGACAGATTCTTCTGGAAATGGGATCTCAAGTGACCGCTCCAGAATCCGGTTGGTGATACGTTCATCATAATTTAGTCGAGAAATACAGTAATTACTTGTGAAAATCGTGATTTTTCGGCTTGTATAGCGTCCGTCGATAATTTCATAATATTTTTCATTTACCCAGTCCTTTTCGGTTTCTGTGCCGAAATCATCAATGATTAGAATGTCTGCTCTGGCAAGTTCATCAATCAACTGTTCTTCCGTTTTATCTGGACTGTATCTTTTCCCCCATGTGGACTTGATCTCGTCAAGGATTTTCATAGACGTTGAAAATTTTACCTGTTTCTGATGCTTTTCAATCAATTCATTCGCCAGGCTGCATACCATTCGGGTTTTTCCAGAGCCTTTCGTGCTAGAGTAAAAATATAGTCCAATTCCCTGCTTTTGCATATCACTGATATTTTCCATCCAGTAGTGAACAGCTTTCGCAGCCTGTCTTATTGTTTCCTGGCTCTCCGGCAGCTGATATACTGCCGACCGAAAATTATTAAACATTGCGTCCTTGTAGATGTCTGGAATCTCTGCAAACTTAAGCTGATTTCTATGAATTATTTTTTTGCGGATACCGCAGGAACACTCCTGGCAGTACGGAATTCCATATTGATCACGGCTCCATACCCATCCGGAATCATCGCATAAAGGGCAATGTGTCTGATCCTCCGTCATCACCGAGTGTTCCAAACGGGATAAGTGGTTCGACTTTTCTTTGAGTTTTTGCACCAGATCCATGTTTCCTGTCCCCATTGTAGTTACCCTCCAAAACCTTTAAGAAATTATTTGGTTTTACAAACCAGTCAAAAGTAATCATCCATCCATTTTTGTTTTCGCCTCTCAGGAAATCGCTGTGGCGAATGTTGTCCATAGCATTTAAGAGATCGTCCATGCCATACTCTCTTATTCGCCCTTTGAGCATCTGGCATCTTTTTGATGCAGGTTTGATATCCCTGATAGGAGCAATGCCAACGTCCTGTAATTTGTTCCATTCCTCGATAACACGTCGGACATCTGTCTGACGAATAGTATCTTTAGATACTATTAAATTATTATCTTTTTCTTTATCTAATTCTATATCTATATCTAAACCTTTATCTATATCTGAGAGCGTCTTTGCTGCGTCTTTGTTGCGTCTTTGTTGCGTCTGCCGTCCTGATCGTTCTATTAGCCGAGTATCATCAATCGGATTCCCGCCCGTCAAAGAGTAACTACCATTGTCCTTTAAAAGCAGCATTTTCTTTTCGTCAGTATATGATGTTTCAGCATACCGATCTCTTGACAAAGTGTTGTGCATTCTCCAATGCTTAATTACAATCACGCCGTCCTCAAATGTAAGGACAAACCTTTTTGCGATTAATAATCGCAGGTCATCTTCACTTGCTCCTGTGATTTTCATTATCCTTTTTGTATTTCCAATGAATCCATCATCGTCAGCCCTCATGTTAAGATGAAAATATAAGCACTGAGTTGACAACGGCATCTCCAGGAATGCATCACTGTCAACTATTTTCATTGTAAACATTCGCTTCTGAGCCATTTATCTATTCCTCTTCTCTCCAATCTAATTTCTGCCCGCACCTGTTACAATAATTATTCATACCAATATACGCATGATATACCATACTGGAATGAAACATATCTTCTGGGTTATCACTGTTACATTTAGAATCTACATCATCGTCTGAAAAATCAATGATATGCAATCCGCACGACGGGCATATGCAGGCGTACAAGTTTACATCATGATGACAGTCAAACCCAACATCTTCGTATAAAACTTTCTTCGGGATCTGCTTTTTCAATGCCTTAACCGCCAGTTCCAATGCTTTCTGATATTCCACAAGGTCAGGCATATGCGGCCAGTCTTGTTTGATTAAGTCGATGCGTTTCTGCAAGATTTCAATCACTTCTTCTGGTTTCATATCACTCCTCCACTCCAAACATTTTTCTCAAATTATGTTGATAACCTTTCGCCATCTTTTCGAGGTTTTTATAACATGGTCTCAGCGCACATCTTTCTTTGTACCCGTCACATTTAGTTCCGAATAAGATAGCGTTTCTGCATATACCGTCTTGGCTAGCACAACATTTATTCATTTTTCATCTCCTCCAGTTTCTACAAATATTCTACTTCTGTCATGGTTTTATTATTTCCATGAAACTGCCGTTTCAGATTTTCTCGAACATATTTTTATTTATGCACGCTTGACACTTTCTACCTGCAACATTTTTCTGTCCGGACTTACATTCAATACAATTAGCCAACTCAAAATATTCTTTTTCCCATTTCAGAACATTATGGAAATCGAACGAACTATATCCTACGTGGTAATAATCCTCGCCAACTTTCTTGTATTTTAATTCAAAATATGGCTTGTCATCTACGATTCTAAAAATCTGTTCTAATTCCGTTACAATTTCCTTTTCGACTTCAACAGGAATACTTGCTTTTTCCATTTTATTCGCCATCCTTCTTCATCTCCTCCAACTTCTTCTCAGCTTCTTCACGCGTAAGGAAAATAGATTTTCCTATAGAATTCTTCATAATTGAAGTAAACTTAATTTCTTTTACATAATATTTCTTCTTTTCATACTCGCATTGAACATATTCTTCACATTTCCATTTTTGAGTAGCTTCACAATGTTCATAATCATAAATACAATCAAGAAATGATCCTACTACATACACATTAGTTCCTGTCGCAACTGGCAATCTCACAAGCAAGCCCTGTTCTTCTAAGTCTTCATATTCGGCAAGTTTATTACAGCATTTGTTATGACCGTTGTTTCTAATGTCAGTTTTTGGAATTGCCTGCCGATGTTCACCATCGTCAATCCACTCTGTTAATCTCTCCATCTACTTCACCTCTTCTTTCTCAATCCATTTCCACCAGAGAACCACATATACTGTTCTTTTAAAAAATAAACCGTAACACTCTTTATGAATCGAACCAAAATTCTCTCGTCCAATCTCCATTGCTCTTTTCCGTGCCTGATCTAATGTTTTACACGGCTCTTGACACAAAAACCACATGATTACTTCGCCTTTCCTGTGATCTCATCGACACATTTATTCCAGCCGATTTTATAGCTCGGCGGTTTGCTTCCTGCTTTGAAATATTCGCCATTATAAAGACCAGTTACTTTCATTTTCTCTGGCAATGGCTTCAATGGACACCAATCAGGTCTAATACTCAAATCTGTAATGTCTCTATTGTTTGCTCTACAGAACGGATGAAGCACTCCACTGCGTAAAACGCATAAAGCACAATATTTTGGCGTATTTATCACTAATACTGATTTACTCATTCAACTCCACCGCCTTTCACGATATCAACTGCTTCATCCAGGCATTGGGCTGTATACCAATCGTCACCCGATTCTGAAGTCTTATCTTCGATTAACATTTCCAACTGCTCTACGACTTCATCCACATCAAAAGCCGTCAGCTGTTTGTTAACACAATCAATAAATTCCTTCTGGTCGGAACTAATGCTATTTCCAATATCCCATATTTTAATATATTCAATTAAGTCGTCCGCATCAATTAGTCTGCTCATATTTTATTCCTCCCACACTCCCAATAACCGCATTCTCTCATACAGTACAGCGACGGTCTTGCGTCTGTATCCGTAGAAGTCTTTCGGATTCATCGGGATATATCTTTCTTTGCTGATTTTCATGTAACTTTTCCGGTGTAGGATATTCTCAATAACCATATCCGCTATCACCGTGTTCTTCGGGCAAGCTGACAAGGCGGCACTGGAAAGCAGATATCCGTACTCTGCCGGGAAGTCTTTCAGCATCGTATTCAGTTTTTCTATATCTTCAGCCGGAATACCGTAATCTTTCAGCTTTTTATTCCTTGTCAGCATACCGTTCTCCTTTCTAATCGTCTGGGTGATGCTTGTCGTACATGATCGCTATGCACACAAGGCCAGTCGCTCCGACTATGATTCCAATGGTGAATACTAATAAGAATGCAATCATGTTTAGTCCTCCTTATATGGTTCTGGAAGTGGTCGCCATGCCGTGACTTTCCAATACGCCCTAGCACCAGTTAGTTCCCAGCGTTTCAATCTGCTTTGAAATTTTGCATAGGTTGAACGATATATTCTTCCGTCCATGCAGGTTACTTGATATGTACCGCTTGATTCCGGAAATCTCTCACTGACTGGAATCCATCCGTTTTCTTTCTCTTCCTGTTCAAGATCCTCTTGAAGCTGTTCTATCATTTCTAGAAAATCTCTAGCAGTAACCAATTTGTATCTATTTACAATATCTTGCATCCAATCATGATAACTGGACAATCTGTCTTTGATATGGCTCATTCTTCCACCTCTACAAAATGCTTTTCTAACGTTTCTTTCGATATTTCAATCCATCTGTTAACATTTACTCCGTCAAGATGAATTTCTCCATCGATAATATTTTCATTTCCTACTTCGTAAACTTCGCCTACCTTAATTTCCATGTATCCGTCAACGTAAAATCCATCACCATCGTATGTATCTAACGTGAACGCTTTCACGCATTTATACTTCACGCTTCCACCTCCTCGTAAGTCTCTCTGAATATATCCGGCTTACACGGATAAAACTCACCGTGAACGCCGCGGATGATATAATCACCAATATTCGCCAGATGTTCGCCCTCTAGCGTCTTAATAACCAGACCGCCTGGAACCTTCCAATGGTCAATATAGAAATTCTTACCTTCTGCCGACATGTACTGGTCTGTACTTCATACTTCCACCTTACTATCCATGGGCATTTGAAAGACCATTTTATTCATAAGCGCTTCTCCAAAAGCTTCAGCCAAAAGTTCATTTTCTTTCGATGCTGGCGCTTCTGTGAACATCTTTCCAATATTCGGAACTGCCATTGGAATTAACTCTGCGTTCGCATAGGCTTCCTGAATCATATCCAGTACCTTCATGGCTTTTTCTTTTGATGAATAATGCCCGATAACATAATCATCGCATGAATATGAGCAGAACATCTTCGTTACCCCTCCAATATCCACCATGGTGTTGACTACGATTGAATTGTTGAAATTGATTAATGTTTCTTTATCTTGACTTCTGATTAACATTTTGCGCCCTCCTTGTAATCCTCGACCGCAGATTTAAGTTCCTCATAGAATTTAATTGCTTTTCTTAGAGCGTTTAATTCATTATCGTATTTTTTAAAAAATACTTCCTTTGTTTTTTCATAATCAGGTACATCTAATACAACCGCTTTGCTGTACTCGTTAATGAAATTGCCTATTGATTCTTTTTTTATAAACGAAGTGTAGATTCCGTCAGGGAATTTAGTTACTGGTTTGTATGTCTTCGGCTTTTCTATTACTTCACATTCTTCAAGGCGAAGATTCCATTTGCCTGTTTCTCTGTCACTGTCCAAAATGTAGAAATATAATTTCATTTTGTGTCCTCCTTATTCGATAAAACTCGTTCCGCACTGGCAATGATAACTAATGTGTCCGTTATACTTACTTACATTTGCCATTACCTTTCTACCACATGAAAAACACGTTACCTCTTTCGTCAGCGGTTTTGCATATTCTTTCACTTCTTCGTCTTGCATAAACCTCTGACCGCACCAGTGGCACTGCTTAGTGCTGTACGGCATCTCTCCACAAATAGGACATTCTGGAATTATTCCGTAACCATCATTTACGATAGGGAGTTTGATCGGCTCTCGCTTTGAATAGATATTCCAGAGTTCTTTTCTTCGGTTTTCTTCGTCCTGCGTCTTTAACGCATTGTACTTTCTTTCCTCTTCTTTGTCCCAGTAAATAACGCAAGCTTTGTCTTCTGGTGAAATGTCTTTGGTGTACGGCTGTGTTGTGCAACGATAGCCTGTTTCGCCCTTTCTTTTTCTTGGCTGGCATCTCATACAACCACCGCATTTTTTATCCAACAATTCCTCTGGATAAATGCTTGTGCTGGAACGTCTTTCTCTTACTGGCATTCCGTCACTGAATTTGATCTCACTCATTTCCATCCTCACTTTCCCCATGCAAGCAACTGGCACGCTATTGTGCAGTCCCCCATGGTTTCTAAATAAAATCTTTGATATTCATTTGCGGATTTCTTTCTAAAACAATCATTTCATCTTTAGCTCTCTGATAAAAATTTCTATCAATTTCAAATCCATATGCGCTTCTTCCAAGTTCCATGGCTGCTCTCAATGTGCTGCCACTTCCGCAGCATGGGTCAATCACTACATCGCCAGGATCGGTAAATATTTCGATTAATCTTTTCAGAACGGCTACTGGTTTTTGTGCGGGATGAATTTTAGGAATATCCTTTCCGTCTTTTTCCCACTGAAACCAGTTAAAAACCATCTTTCCAGTACCGCGAATAGTCTTTCCGTTTTCATCCGTCTGTGCTCCATTTCTGAACTTTGGAAGTTTATTTCGGTAAAACACAAGTGCGTATTCTGTAGCCCCTACCACACGCATGTTAGCTTTTAGTACCTGTGGGCTGTAATTTTTAATGAACACAAGCGGTATGTAGTGAACGAATCCATGTTTCGCGGCCGCATTGATCAGCGTTTGTATTTGCTCAAACGAACAAAATACGATCATGCATGGTGCATCTGAACTTCTTCCTCTTGCGCCTGCCTTTTTAGGCTCTTTTCTCAACATTTTTGAACAGAAGTGAAAATATTCATACAGATTGAAATTGAAATCTGAGTTGAAAGCTGCTTTTCCGGCTAATTTACTTTCACCATTCTTATTATCTCCGCCCGTGTACCACATTGGATTACTGCCATAAAAGTTGTTTCCAACATTGTAAGGTACATCCGCAATTACAAGTTGCGCTCTTGGAATTGCATATTTTTTATAATTCTGCATAGAATCACGATAAATTTCACATTTTAAATTCATTTTTTTTCTAAGAAGCCCGGTATACCCTTGCCCCGGCCGGAGGCTGGCTCCTTTCTTTTTTAATTAATTGTTTTTTTGCTTGATTAAATACAACCTCGTTTCACGAGGATAAGTGTTATTCCTTTCTTTTAACCATCTTCATATTTACTCGATTTCATTCAACATCATTCTTAATTTTCCGTAACATGGACAAATCCTTGTGTTATCGAAAATATCTCGCAGCAACACACAATGCGGATAAATCGCATCGACCTCGTAAATGTGTTCCACTTTTTCCTCTCCGCGTTCTGTGTACTTAATGCGATTCCCTTTGCGGATCCCGTACCTTTCTGCCAGATACGCTCTCAATTCTTGAATCGTTATGGCATTATTCCTCATCTGAACATCTACTCTCATTTTTTCTCCTAAAAACCGATTTTATCTTCACCATCGAGGATTTCTTCATCCTCATCGTCAAAATCGAAATCTGGCGTTTCTTCTACATCAGTTACTTTCCATTTCGACATGTTCTTTCCTCGCTCAACCAGTTCTGCCCTCTGCTCTTCTGTCAGTTTTCTCGGGGCTCGTAAATTTGGCACGTATTTTCTCGGAACATGAGCGAAAATCGAGCCATCTTTGTTAATTGCGATAACTTTCACATCTTCCGGGTTTTCTTCTTTCAGTTTAAGTGTTCGATTCTTTAAAGTACTTCCGTTGTACGCCGATACCTCAGCATAATCACTTCCACGTATCCATGCGATACTACATTCATTACAATTCTCTGCCATTATTTTCCCTCCACTTTTAATATTTTTCTTAACTTTGATGTGAGTAAGTCAAACTGCGCAAGCATATCTTTGTCCTTGTGCTTTCTAACAGTGATATCGTCTTCCGAATCATCCAGGTAATATTCACCATTGATAGGCTCTCTGTAGTCTATTTTTGATTTGAAGTCCCACCCGGAAAGGCTGAACATTTCAACAGCTTCTTTCCGGGTAAGCGTATCTACGAACGTCCCATCTAAGGTGTACAGATCGTAAAGCTTCATCCTTCGTTCTTTCTTATCAGCCGGTATTTTCTATGAGAATTGCTCCCCGAAAATTCAATCAGTCCATCATCCGCAAACTGGCGTAAATGCCTCTGGACTGCACTGGGGCTTAAGTCCAATTCCTCAGCTATCGTTTTAATCTGTGGCATTTCGCCTTTGCGTTTTTCGTATTTTACGATGAAATAATAAATATCTTTACGATTCTGCTCGTATTCCTTATGTTTTCTGCTCTTTATTTCACGTATAGTCATTTCTCGTAGTTCCTTTCATCAAGCATTTCTTTGAATTTCTCAAAGGCTTTGATTGAAGTTTTGTTGTTCTGCTTTTCGGGTTTCAAAGATATCTGAAGGTGGGTGTCGATGATATGTGATAAATCACGGGCCAGAGTTTTCTTGCCTTGTCGGATACCATCACGATATCCTTTTGCCGGGCGGTAATCAGCAATCTTCTCTTTTCCTTCATCCTGTCCACCACCAGTCTTGTTTTTCACAATCCATCCGGCATCAATGGCTTTCTGGATGTATTCTCGTTCTTTTTCATCAAGCTGTGATACCGGGCAATGGAAAAAATCAATCTTGTAGCCGTTCTTATTATCTTCTGAATACAGCCCATGTGCTTTCATGGAACGATCAATATGCTGCTCGTATCCTGACATGTGTTGCGCCAGTCTGGTAAGAAGTTTTACTGACTGCCCGATATATCCATGGGTTTCGGTACGCCAGAGTATATATATTCCGGTTCCTTCATCCAGTTTCGGATTTACTTTCAGAAGTTTCTTCTTGTTGCTAGCTTCAATGGCTTTCGCCTGTCTGAATTTCTTGTAATCCAACCGGAGCTACATCCTTTCAAGTTGATCTACGATTTCCTTGCATCCGTCCTGTACGTCTTTTAATGACTGGAATTTACACTCTTCATTTGTACTTTTCCACAAGTCTTTCATTATTGAAAAGTTCCATTTGAAGTCCGGGTCATCTCCAAAATACTGTTTCGCTGTTTCGATATCGTATCCGTCACCAAAATGTGCGCAGTCAAATCCAATCCACCATGTGTCCTCGTCGTCACAGCACTGCAACTTAGATTCAGAATAGGTGATTCCACCATGGCATCTGATTGAATCTAAATTAGCTCCGTGTTTGGCTAACTTATGTGTTTTCGGGATTCCAACATATCCGCACCGGTATGCCCCAGGCATGAATAAGACTACACATGGGTGTCCTTTGTAGGTGAATCTTTTTTCTAAAACTGGTTTCATATAATTACTCCTTTTTATCCGAATGCTACTTGCCCATTATTTTGCATATAAATCATTGGTGTAGCTTTGCGCTCTCCGACTTTCAAATACGGACAATTTGCTTTCACAAGTGCTTCTGCCATAACCGGCACAACACTATTTCCAATTCTTGCTACCTGTTTTGCAATCGGGTAACTTCTCCACTTGTAATCCCGATCAATGATGTAATCTTTTGGAAATCCCTGCATCACCTTTAATTCTTCTGGTTTCAACATTCTTAGAAAGATATCTGATATAATGTATTTCTCTCCATGGATATCAACCAGAACATTTACTAGCCCGAATCTATCTTTTGTGGTGATAGTCCCGAGTGGCTCATTAATCACCTGTCCGCATCCAGTCCCGTAATATTTAACTAGAAAAGCGGATATCACACCGAAGTGACCGGGCGATGTGGTTATCGTATGCAACGGCTCATCGCATCCCTGACCGATTCCGGTCTTGTAATACTTTGTGACAAAAGCTGTCACAAGCCCATATCTATTTGATGTATCAATAGTCTTAATTGGCTCAGTCAGCAATTGTCCTCTGGAATCGCCTTGCCTGGTTTCCCCGTGATATTGAATTATGAATGCTAATGCATCTTTATTTTTCACAATGTAAGGATCTGGATTATCAACGATATATTTTTTGATTCCATTTGCAATGCGTTTCTGTGTCGCTTCTGCCAATGGTTTTGGACGGTCAAAGATGCTTTTGCCTAAGTCTGACCAATCAATGTAGTCTCCACACTGTTCGTATCGTTTCAGACCGTCTATTCCGAAACGATTATGCGTAGGATTTGGCCATACTATCTGTTTTCCATCCCTGCGGAACACTGCATACCAACGTTTTCTTGTAGTCGGCGCTCCATAATCCGCAGCCACCAGTTCCCGGCTGTCAAATTCATAACCGATATTTTCCATTGCTGAAATAAATTTTTGATAATCTTCGCCAATTCTTTCCTTGATCGGATGTCCTTTCTCATCCAATGGTCCCCATTGTTGGATTTCTTCTACATTCTCCATAATGATTACGTCTGGAAGAATTGCTTTTACGTGCTTATATACAGCCCATGGAAGAATGCGAAGCCCCTGTTTTCTCGGCTGCCCGCCTTTAGCTTTTGAATGGCTAGTGCAGTCTGGAGAAGCCCACATCAACGCTACGTGCTGATTTCCGACATATTTCTGTAAATCTACTTTGAAAATATCTTCTGTCAGATGCAGTGTTCCAGGATGATTCGTCTTGTGCATCAGGATAGCGTCGGGATCATGATTGATTGCTATGTCTACTGATCTGCCAAGCGCCATTTCGATTCCGACAGATGCCCCACCACCGCCGGCAAAGCAATCTATAATTAAATCTTCCATCACTATTCCTTAGCTAAACGGCAAATCCGGATCGTAAGCCGGTTCAACAAATGTGTCACTTGCCGGTGCTGACGGTGGAACTGCACCGATGTTTTCAGGCTGGTTGCTTCTACCCTTGCTTTCCACAAACTCATGTGTTTCTACCAGACAGTCATTTGTGTAAATCTTCTTTCCATCAGTGTCCGTATAGTTTCCGGTCTGCCAGCTGCCGATGACTGCAATTTTCATTCCCTTATGCAGGTATTTTTCAGCAAACTCTCCATTTTTACCAAGTGCAACACAATTTATGAAATCTGCTTTACGCTCATTGTCTTTACGATACTGTCTTTCTACCGCAAGAGTGTATCTGGCAATGGTTATGTTGTTAGTTCCGGTACGTATGTCCGGGTCTTTCACTAATCGACCGATCAAAATTACTTTGTTCATGCTATTTCTCCTTATAAGCTTCCGGCATCGGCATCCACGCCGAAACCGTGTATTTTATCTCTCTTCCGACTCCAACATCTGCCCATTCGCCGTTTCCAATGTATCTCAGAGATGTCGGCCATTCAGCACCCTTGATTGTTACCGTGTACTGCGGAAGGTCCTCGATATCAACATCTTCGTCCGGCTCTGGCGGTAACATTAATTCTGTTGGAATCCACGCAGCCACTGGATTATAGGATGCAAAACATTCCTTTGCCTTTTCCAGTGCATCGTTCCATCCTCTGTCGTACAAACTGGATGTTGGAGAAATTTCCTTTTTAATTTCGTCCATAACTTTTATTAAAATCTGCATCCTGTCACTCCTCCTCGTAATCATTACAGTACAGCGATCCGTAATCCCAAGCTAATGTGCAGCAATAACGAAATCTGCACTTGCTACAATCTGTCATTTCCATATCCCCTTCTCCTTTCAAAATGGAAACAAGTTCAAATCAACTTCCAGTCCAGCTCGTCCAATCTGAACCAGAACATTATCCCCAACAACTTCTTTGACTTCTTTAAGCATTTTTTCAGTATCCGAGGCATCACCACTCAAATGTACCAGTGTTATCGTTTTGAGCGATTCTGTGAGATTTTCCTTAATGAATTGCTTGCAAGTTGACAAAGAACAATGCCCGGTGATCTGGTGTTTCCACTTCGGGTTGTTTCTGTCTATCAGTTCCTCGCAGTAATTACAACCAATAACCAAGTGATTAAGTTCCATTGATTTGAATTTGTACCGGCAATGCTCAAAGTCTGTCAGATAAAGAAGATTTCCCATTTCCTCATGTTCCACTAGATACCCGAAGTTCGGGCACGGCTCTTTATTTGCAGATGTATGTGGCAAGCTGAACGGAACTGCGCTGAACGAGCCGATTTTAAAGTATTTCTTTTCGGCAACAACTTTTATAGTTCCGTCCGTTATACCTAAGTTTTTGATTGTTTCTTGCCCGGTATAGACCGTGATTCCGGCGTTCATGATTTCATGAACAGCTTCGGCGTGATCGCCATGTTCATGTGAAAGAAGTACACTGGAAACATTGCTTATCTGGTAGTCAATCCCTCTGAGAATTTTCTTGTACTTGCATCCGCAGTCAAGAAGAACAATCTCGCCTGCACTTGACTGCAAAGCGTAACAGTTTCCCTTTGTGCTTCCTGTTGAAATTACTCGCATGAACAAATGGCATCACCTCGCTTTCAATTTTCTTCCACATATCGGGCAGTAATTAATCCTGATGAATGCATTTGATGTATAAAGTCTGTATTCCCCACCTTTATATCTGATTTGCGTAAAATTAGTGCATTCTCCATTAAATTCTGTGTAAATCAGATCTTCGTTATCATCTCGGACAGGTCTACAATACTTACATTTCATACTTCATCGTCCTCCGGAAATCTAAACACGATGTTTGCCGGTTCGAATTTCACATCTGGGCTGTTGGCCATGGTTTTAACGATTCCAAAACCTCTTGCAGCCATTTTTATACATTCCTCGTAATCGTCATCACTCATTTCAACGTTTTGTGCAAGAAACATTCCTGCGTATACTTTATGAAGAACCTTCATTGCTTTCTCAGCTTTTTCCTTTGTTGAATAACTAGCTATGACTGTTCCTTTTTCGCCAACTATAGGAACATATGCAAATATAAGGTTTCCTGCTACACTCAATACTGTATTTTCGTAAGGAATGTCAATATCTCCCGTCTGACTGATTAATCTCATCTCATTCTCCTTTCAACACTTTTTCTTGAAAAACTTTTATTAACCGGTTCATTTAACACTCTTTCAAGTTCCCATCCGCTTCTTAATCGTTTTATCAGTGTGTCTCTGGACATTCCTTTTTCTCTAGCCCATTCAGAGATATTCTTTTTGGTCCCTTTGTATTCCAACATATGCGTATGACGGCTATTACTATTCTGCACCATCATTGTTACCCAGCGGCAATTATCGGGTTCATAATTTCCGTCATTATTTATGCGATCAATAGTTAATTCTTCTGAATATCCATGCGAATAAGCCCAATTATAAAAATTAACAAAGCCATCTTCGCCCAGCCATTCATTGCAGACTCTTATTCCACGACCACCGTAATTTTCAAATTCCTTTGCATATTTTCTGTAACAGCGGCTCTTCATATTATTGTATATTCGATATAATCTTGAATTGGAATGTCCATGTTTTTTATTATATCTATTTCCCATTATCTCCTTCCCTTCTTATCTACCAACGAAAACCTGTATTTCTTCGGGTATCGTCTGGCATTGTTCGTAACTATTAATGTATGCTTTGCAAGCTGCTTAGCCTTTGTTATTACCTTTAAATCTTCATTTGCCATTAATCATCACTTCCCAATTCAAAGATTGAAGAAGAAAAGATACAAACTGGGCGAACACCGTAACTGTAGAAGTAGATATTGCCGTTGAAATTGCCGGACGGCGAAACAACGGCAAGTGTTGAATTGCAATCATTTACTGGTGTACTCCATGGCGTAATCAACCACCACCTTTTCGGCATGTTCGGCAGTAATTTACGATACTTCCGGTACTCATCCACAGTCAAAAGTGAAATCTTATCTTCGCAATGTCCGTATTCTGTCTGACCGTCCATAGAAAGTAAATCACGATCAAATCCGATGACTGCATCTTCTCCTAATTCGTCCGCAATCTTTTTCAAGAATTTAGTGTTTAATTCTTCTCGAAGTTTACTTGAAATCCAGTTATTTGAATCCGAATCAAATACTCTTTCTTTTCCATCAAATCCATTCAAAACGGCAAAATATCCTTTTTCTGTCTTATCCAAAATCATCCATTCCATTCCGGCGATTTCTACCGTTTTACCAATCTTCGGTTTTTCCATATGCTGCTTTTTATATTCAGCAAATTCTTTGTTGATCCGGTTTAATTCATTTTCAAAATATTTCAGATTTTTCTTCATTTTTCATCCCTCCACTTTAGATACAAAGAGATTAGATTTTAAGATACAAACTGGGCGAACACCGTAACTGAGGCTGCAGCAATAGCAGCGGATAAAGCCGGAAGGCGAAACAACGGCTAGCGCATATTTCCATCCTCTTTCCTCTGTACTCCATGCGGAGCAAGTCCAATAGTAATCATCCAATTCATCATTTGGCGTCAGTTCTGTGTATTTACGCGCTTCATCAAACGTCAGTGGTCTAACTTTGCATTTCGTTTCTCCGATTTTCTGTCCATCCACGGTGATCAAATCTACTATGTCAGTTTCGATGTTCTCTTCTCCAAACTCTTCTCCAAAATCTTTCAGAATTTCAGTATCACAGAGTTTCTTCAAGGATGATTTGTTATAGTCAGTTGTATCATCATCAAATTTCACATTCTCTTTCACGAATCCGAGTGAAATGATCTTGGTATGCTCTGTGTACTGTTCCAGAACTTTGTATTTTCGCTTTCCGGTAGTCTGGAAGATATCTCCCGGCTTCAGTTCGAATAATCCCACCTTGCCAGATTTTTCCTGTTTTTCCAGAAGTTCAACCAGTTCCTTTGCTTTCTTTAAAATTTCACTATTATTCATATCACATTTCCTCCTGCTTCATAAAATCTGGAATCTCTGGTTCTTTACCTGCTGCCGGTACCGGTTCTTTTTCTACCGTCTGGACAGTTTCTGCGACCGTTGGCTGCTTCGGCTGTTCTTCGATTGCCATTGACTCTGGGATAAATTCTTCGGTGTTAGCGTTTTGCTCGATATCATATGCAACATCAGCTGCAAAAGCGTCATTTTTTGAAATTGTTTCTGTATCACTGTCCGCTTCCTGTACGAAAACATCGCCATGAGTGTTGATGATCTGCTTTAAGGCACGATTGACAACGGTTTTCTTTGCCATCTGATCAGTGAATTTCTGGTGTGTGCCATTCTCATTTTCCTTGTATCCGAAGCCCTGTGACCAAGATTGTTTAATCTGTTTGATATTCATTACTTCCAGATGTTTCGTTCCATCTTCCATCAGCACAACTGCGTATGCTCCAAGGATTTTTTCGTTATCAATGTTCATAAAATCCTGTTCGTGAGAATCCAGAACCTTATTTCCATCTTCAATATGATATTTGAATTTATCTCCCTGGTAGATAATCTCCGCGTGAATGTCTTTCATTCCGTATCTTCTGGCAATCGTCATGTTTCCGAAATATGATCTCTGGAACTGACACTGACCGCTGTAAGCGATGAAATACCCCTGCTTCTTCTGCACCGAAAGTCCCAGTGTCGCCATGTTCATAAGACTGTTTGCGATGCTAATCTGGCTACAAGATTCCAGAATTGGTTTGTTATTCCTGTCTTTTGTTTCTTTGAGCACCAAATACGCTCCCATAAGTGCATTGCTGAGATTGTAGTCTTTTGGAAAAGAAAGACCATATTTACATTTTTCTTCAAGCTGTTTTGTCAATCCGTCAATAAACTGATTGTTAATCACAACTGCTGCCTGCTGTTCTCCTACTGTTGCTACCTGTGTTTTGTTTGCCATTTTAATTCTCCTTTTCTTTTCTAATTGCTTTCGCAAATGATTTGCATTTCAAAAACATTAATATCGTTCTAACCGGCATACTTTTTATTGCTTCGATATGTTTGGTTCGTCCTCCAAACATTACCCATTCCTGTTCCAGAAGTGTATTAATATCATCGATTGCTTCGCCCGGAACGAATTTTCTCTTTGATTGCAAATACTGTTTATGTTCGTTTTCCCATACACAATGTTTGCACTCTGGTTTAAATGATGGGGCTCTACGCCCTGTTCTTTCGTCTAAAAAAGAACTCGCACAATATCTACATGGATTTCTTTGAACTGACATTTTGCCCTCCTTTTTAATATCATTAAAACTTACTGCACTCTGCTGTACTCATTCTTATCCAATCTTTTCAGTGCTGTTCCATTGAAATTCGATTTGTAGCCTCGCTTTTCCGTAGCTCCTCGTAACTCAGCCTCTCCATAGCCCTTCAATTCTTATCTACTCAGTACCTTCGCAAAGCGCCTTGCGGCACTGTCATTCCGTTTGCTATGTTTATTTTCTCTTTTCCAATCAGGTCTTAGCTTTGCTTTTCCGTTTCATATCATTTCACTTTCAACTCTTCCCACTTGAAGCGACCTTTGCCTGAATTTCTCCACTGTCCGATACCTCTCAATTCCCCGTAATCAAGCCATTCTCTTACTACAGCTTCATGACTATCGCATAAACATTTAATCGTAAATTCAATCTGACTTCCAGCCGGAATGCTTTCACTGTTTGCCAATGCAATTCTTTCACCCTGTGCTGTCTGTCCTCTTAATGGTCTCTGACAAGTTCCCATTTCACCGTCAAAATGAATCGGAATTTTTCTTTCTTCAACAAAAATCAGACCATCAATTTCTTTCTTATAAGCCTTGATTTTAGATGATCTTGAACCGGTGACTTTTCTGAGCATACCACAAGCATCTTTGAAAAAGCCTTTGATCTGATAATCCCAGTAAATTGGAACACCGTTGTCTCTCGGAAATACTGTCATGGATTTCTCCACAACTTCTTCTACTCCAATAGCTTCCACCTCTTCTTTTCTTGTTGGTGCATCTGGTGCATTTGAAGCAATAAACTTTTCATGAATTTCCGGGTCTGCGCTTGCTGTCCCTAAAATTTCCTCTAAAAATGTTAATCTTACCTTTAATTCTTTCATTTTCTTTTACCTTTCTTTTTTGGTGCTTTTCCTAGCTGTTCGATTCTATGCCGCCGCATTGCTATGTTTCGCCTTGCCCTTGCGTTTCCGTTGCTTATCACAGCTCTGCCCTGCTTCTCCTTTGCGACACCACTCAGTTCCATGCCATTGCCCTACACTTCATCGTTCGTCATTGACTTGCCATTCCTTTGCGATCTCATCAGTGCGCTTCTATTCCACCGCTACGCCTATCGAAGCTCTTCCTTTGCGAATCTGTTCGAATTATTTTTAAATATTTTTCACACTTAACTCCCCGTCCGAAACCTTCAACAGAATCATCTGTGTATCTAATCCTGGAATCCTGTCCGAATTTATGCTTTCGGTATCGTCAACCCAAACCGGAAGTCGTAAGTCGTTCATCTCCTGCAATCCCATCACAAGGTCAATGTCGCAAAGAATCCGGTCGCTATGGTTCAGGCCGTTTGCATAATCAATACCATTGCAAATCATCCGGCAAGTTTCCATCGGTTCTCCATCCTGCGTGTAGTCAAGGAACTGGAACTGGAAGTGTTTGAAGTGCGGATTAATCACTGCTGCCAATGCCTTATTCTTCTCAATGGAATACTTGGTCAGCTGATCTACTTTCTGCTGAATGTTCGCCTGCTTCTGTGAAAGCTTTTTCTGCTCTTCCTGCATCGTTTCAAGGTTATTAGCTTTTTCCTCAAGCCTTGCGGTCTGAGTCTTAATCTTTGCTTCAACATCTCTGAGTTTTGCTTCCAGAGAATGACGGTTGTTGCTTAATAAAATCCTGTCATTTTCACCATTTCCGATGCCATTGAGACTTTCTTCCAGTGCTGAGATTTTGCCGCAAACTGCCTTGTATTCTTCATCGCCAGACATATCCGGTTCTGGAATCGGTTTCTCTGCTTCCTTTTCCGTTTCTGCGATTTCAAGTGCCAGAGATGTGATTTCTTTCTTGGTAGCTTCAATAGCTGCTTCTGCTTCTTTCTTAGTTTCATTCGCTGTTTTCAATCCCTCGGAAGCTTCATTGCCGTCCTCAGTGATCTGCTCCAGTTTGGTGCGTTTATTTTTCTCAAACTGTTCTTTCTCTCCTAATTTTTTGGATATCCTGGACTGCTTATTAAACTCAAACTTGCGTTTCGCAGTTTCCACCTGTTCTTCTGGAAGCGTCTGTCCGCATGTCGGACAAATAGCTAATTCTGGGTCAAATTCTTCTCCACGGATTGCAGTAAGTTCGGTATCGCCGCCCCACTTCTCTTTTAATGCTTCCGTATATTTCTTTTTAGCCTGCGCCAATGCTGCTTTGTGGCGTTCAATTCCTTTGTTAGCGTGTTCCAGATCCATTTCGGCAAGTCTTAATTTGTTCTCGGCATTTTTCTTATCGGATTTCAGCGTATATAATAAGGAAGTTATTCTGTCATGTTTTTCTCTAGCTGTTTTACCAGCTTTCTCAACCAGTGCGTCACGTGAACGCTTCAGCCCTGCCAGCTCAATAGAAATCCGGTCGTATTCCCTTGAAGCATCACAGAGTACTTTCTCCTGCTTCTCGTTTTCTTTCAGCAAGTCAAGAAGATCGTCCCTTTGCGCCGGAAGTGTTTCATCGCATTCAACCTGTCGGCTCTGCTCTTTTCTGATCTGCTTTGCAATATCATCAACATCTGACTTGGCTTTTCTCAGGTCTCTTCTGCGGGCTTTTAAGATTTCTTCGATAGAATCTCCTTCCACGCCTTCGTTCTTTATCCATTCATACTCCGGATGCTCCGCTCTGAACTGTGATTCACTGAATCCTGCTATTCCTCCCAGTGTTTCCCTTGCTTTTGCTGTTGCTTTCTGGATTTCATTCAAAAACACTCTGGCGTTGCTGCACATGGCAATCGTATCGGGATCGGCAATCCTTTTAAGAATCTCCATATACTCGGTTTTGTTCCGCTTAATTCCGTTGACGTAATATTCAACCGTATTTGATGATTTTCCTTTCTTGGTCTTTTTCTGGACAACATATTCCGTTCCGTCAACGTCAATAACCAGTTCTCTCACCACTGGATCATTAACTTCTTCACCGTCAACCTTCCGGCGGATATTGTTCGGGAGTGTTCCGTCTGCCAGTTTTCCGGTCAGAACATCAAAATATGCATCCATCAGAGAAGTTTTGCCCTGTCTGTTTCTTCCGGAAACTTCTGTTCTTCCTGCGAAATCAAATTCTTTTGCTTCAAATTTTTTGTAGTTTTCAACGCTCAGTTTTTTCAAAGTTACCTTTTCCATTTTTGATTTCCTCCATCTCCATTACTGAAACTTCGTATGCTGTTTTTCTGACATAAGAACCATCTGACTGCTTTTTCCAATAGTCACGGCTCTGCATACGGCCCTTTAATTTAACTTTTGTACCTACTTTCCATTCAGAAGCTTTCACCGCCAAGTCTCTCCATGAAATACAAGAAATGTATTCGGACCGCCTGTATCCATTGATTGCCACACAAACTTCGCAGATTGTTTTTCCTAATGGCGTTTTTCTCAGCACCGGCTTCTTGCAAATGTTTGCAGTCATTTCTACTGTATTCACAAGAAGCGTTCCTTCCGTGCTGACATCATATGCTTCCAGATACATATACTTTTTCTCTTGGTGGTCTGCTCTGACCCATTTGGAACGGATTCTTCCCGAAACCTTTATCCAATTCCATTCCCGGAACGTACCTTTGAGTCTGTTCGGGATCTCAACAATGATATTGTCCGGTGTTCCGCTGAACCGATCACTTCTGACGACTAGAAAGCTTTTGCCCTTCCTTGGCTTAAATTTGACTTCTGCCGGATCAGTTACGAATCCGGTCAGTGTTGCTTTGTTTAAATCTTGCATTTTTGCTTTCTTTTTCCTTCCTTTTAATGTCGTGTACGAAGTCATTGATTTTTAGCATCACTGCCAGCCCGGCTGTACTCATTAAGATGTAATCCAATGCCAGAATCGTGAGTGCGTCCAAATTAGTCACAGCCCAGCATACTGTAAAGAACACGATTGCCAGACCAGAAACCCCGAACACTGCAAGCCCCTCTAAGTAAGTTCTCATTTTTTTCCTTTCCCCAGCAATCCCATTGCCAGCACTGTAGTCAACAGAGCAATGATTGCCAGATCTTTGTTCCTTGCTTCCTTCTCAAGGTCTTTGATGATCTCAGAAGCAAGTGTTTTGCCAGTTTCCTTAGTGATTTTAGACATTAAAAATGCCCTCCTGTGTTTTTATTTGTCAAATACAGGAAGGTGTGATATAATCAACCTGTATTTAACTTACTCAAGCTAAGTTAGATACGTGCTCCGGTTGGTGTTCCTGCACCGCCGGGGCTGCTTACAACTTAAATGCCTAACATGGCAGCCAGAACGTTTTTGTCGACGTAATCGCTATCTGAAGTATCAAGATAAGCTTCAACAGCTTTCAATCTGCCTGCCAACAGGGCATATTCTTCTTCAATGGTCTCCGGGATAAAATCCACGGAGCTTTCTTTTTCTACAGCCATCAATTTTCTTTCTCCTTTTCACAGTATGGACACGGGGCATTAAGTAACAGGTTGTTCAGCACCGCTTTTACAGATACAAAATTTTCCTCCATATCACGTAATGCTTCGCACACATCATAATATTTTCTGCTTCCTTCAGTCGTTGTGATGCCGACGCATATCGCGCGATACGTCCCCGACTTTTCACTGCTGAAAACCTTACATTCAAAGCACACATTTGCTTCTGGAACTGTGTCCTGTGCTTTCCGGCACATTCCGTATAAGGTATCAGCATAAAGGTTAAATTTCTCTGCTTTCGTCATTTGTCCGCTCCCATCCCGGCGTTTACCGCCTTGAAGATCATCTGTTTTGTTTTTTCCTCTCCGAACGCTTTCGAAAAGGAACTGTAGGTACGAGATATGATCTCCGAAAGATCGTGGATGACTTCATTTCCCGCACCGTTGATTGATACGTTTCCTTTTTCACATTTAATCATCTGATTTTTACCTCCTGATTGTGCATCTGATTTATGATGCTGCTATCTGTTCAATCACCGGAAGAATTCCGTTCTCTTTCAACGTCTCATAAAGAAAGATTCTTCCTTTCTGTGACCACTTGGTATTCATCTTCACATCCGGTCTGCCATCTGATCTCACAATGTCAACTGTTTTGGAATGCGTATATCCCATTCCGTGATATTTACTGTATAATAACCACTGGTCGCTTTGCTTATACTGGATTCCCAGATCATGAAGGACTTCATTCATCCTTTTACCGGACATTCCATAATCTTTTGCAATCTGGGTGATTGTTACAAGCCCTGGATTATTCAAGATTTCATCGTAGTAGTCAGCTTTCGGTTTTAATTCTCCGATGATCTGATTTTTCATATTAACTTCTGTTGACAGCGACTTAACAGAGTCTTTCAGCTTCGCAATCGTCTGGTCCGCCATCTTTAATGCTCTGGCAAATACCTGTTCCGGCGTGTTCCAGGCTTTTTCGAGATCGATGAGATACTGTCGGCATTCTTTTCCTTTTTCAGTTCTACTCATAAGGCAAATGTGTTTCGCCATATCTACTGATAAAGAATAATCCTGTATTTCTCTGTGCGCTCCGTTATTTACAACCGTACCTGAAAGTACACTTGTAAAATCTTCGTTTTCAACGAATCCCTGAGAGTTTGTTTCGAACCATGCCGAAAATCGCTTACTGATTTCAAGAGAGTTATATAAATCTCTTGCTGATACAGTCGGTTCTTCGCCATTGTAATTAATTGGTATTAATTCGCTCATGCGTCTCCTTTCTGTGGTATACTCTCCTTATGGAAAGGAGGTGTTTGTTTAATGGTGTATTCTGGTTTTTGTGTAAAACAGAACAAGGATTATTTTGTCGAATTTACTCAAATTTCCGTTTCTTCTTTAGAAGATAAGAGTCCAAAATCTATTAACGGAAGATTAAAATGTAAATATGCCGGTTTTACAGGTTGTTGTAATCGTGCCAGCGATTGTTCAATTCTGCAAAATCTCAGTAAGTAATCCTCACGGCTCTCTGAAATATGGGAGCCTATTCTTTTGTGCCAAACTCAACTGGCATTTCCTGTCCTTTGAATCTAATGCTTTCGATTTCTCCGATGCCTTTCTGGTTCACCTGTAACAGTTTTAAATCCGTTGATAAATTTAAAGCATTCAGATCAATGGAAAGTGTCGGCATTGAGTTCCCAACCTCCTGCTTCAGTTCGAAGCTTCTTACTCCCTCAAGTCTGTGGCCGTCTACAAGGATTTCTGTAAATACTCCCTGTTCCTGCTCAACCTGATGGATTTCAATTTTTGATGCTTTCATGTGTCTCCTTTCTAGTTAAGAACTTTGAACTTTTTCTTTGAAAAAATAGTCCTGTATATCATCAGCAGAAAGTTCCAATAGATTGACTGCTTTGCAAATATCTGACTGTTTCCAAAACAGCTTTCCGTTGAGTTTCAGCGATAATGTACGTTCTGACCATTCCATAGCATTCGCAAAGGAACTCTGACTATCATATTTTTCAATGATTCTTCCCTTGAGCTTACTATAATCAAATGCCATATTCCACACTCCTTTCGGTTCAATGTTTTGAACTAATTATAATATAGCACTGCCTATGCACTAAGTCAATACATATTTTCAATATTTTTAACTTTTTTGTTTTGAGGCTTGAACTTTTGTTTCATGTGTGATATATTATCATTAGAAAGCGAAAGGAGTATAATACAATGGAAAAAGTTAGTTCATCAGAAAGATTTAAGACTTTGATGGACGAACGTAATCTGAGACAGGTTGATATTCTCAATCTTGTTCTTCCATATTGTAAGAAATACAATGTGAAAATGAATAAGTCGGATATTAGCCAGTACGTTTCCGGAAAGACAGAGCCTAGTCAAGAAAAACTGGTCGTCTTAGGGATGGCGTTAAATGTTTCAGAATCGTGGTTAATGGGATTTAATGTAGGACGTGCCAGAAAAGACACATCCCATCAGGCGAAAGAAGATTTTAATCTGATTTCAAAATTCTCATTATTAAGCGAACGTGACCAGAAAATTGTTTTAAGTCTAATTGATTCCATGCTTTCTAATTAAAAAAAGTGGGGCTTAATCGCCCCACTTCTCCAGAAACAGTTTTATAAATGTGTGCAGGTACTCTAGTGTGCCTGTTTTTTTTATTCCATTTATCATCTCGATAATCTCTTTCTTATAGTCCATAAAATAACCCTCCCTGTTTGCAAACTACTGCCTACATTAAAGTATATGCTCGATTAGCAGATGGAATGCCACGAACTTATGTTTGCATTATATCCTATAATATGTCTAATAAAGCGGAATAAGTGGGATGAAACAATATTTCCACGAGGTAATTGCCAATGGTATACCGGAATATTTACAATCGCATAGAAATTATTCGTGATAACAAAGGTAAAATCATTCCTCTTTGGAGCAAAATAAAATACAAGCATAGGAATATGCTGCATCTGTTTCGTGACATTTCTTTTGACTGTTGGTTGTCTGTGCATATGTTGTTCGGAACAAATGCTAGTACCTCTGTTTGTATATTCTTCTACGCATACCGGTGAACTGATGATGTAGTTGACGTATAATATAATTCCGATAATGGCCAGAATTTGTTTGAATGTTTTCATTGATAACACCTCGAATTTTATTATATTTCACTATACTACTTGTGCTTTAAATGATATAATATATACAAATTTTACTAAGGAGGATTTACTATGAAAAAGCATTTAAAATTATTAGCGGTGCTTGGTGTCACAAGCATTTTGGTTTCATCCACTTCTATCCCGACGTTTGCAGAAGACTTTGTTTTATATGATGAAAACGGAGTACACGTCGAAACAAAAGGCTTAACAGAGTCGCCATCAAAAGGAACCATTGGTTTGTATATCGAAAACAATTCTGATCTGAATTTAGGTATTGCACCTTACGCTTATGCCATAAACGGCATCATGGCTGGTGGTGACCAATATGGTCTTAATTCTGCCGATGTTGCACCAGGTAAAAAAGCAAATTCTACTATAGAACTTACCAGTGCTTGGGAAAAAACCAATTTTTATAAAGATTATCAAATGGATGAATTGAGCAGCTTCGATATTTTGCTGTGGGCTTATGATAATTCAAAAAGCTTTAAAGCTTTCGATAGTGGTCAGGTGCATGTTGATGTAACTGGAGCCACGGAAACATCTTCACCTGTGTTAAGTAACGTTCAAAACATATATGATAAAGATGGTATTAGCGTTGATTTTGTATCATCAAAAGAGAACAGTTTCACGTTTTGCATCACGAATACAACTGGTCAGTATTTTGTTTACGATGTAGTTTCTGAAACTTATAATGACTTTACAACTTCCGATGTGAATTATGAACTGTGCAACAAATATTTGCTGAATAATTGTAAAACAATTATAACCTTAACTCCAACTGACGATTTCCTTTCAATGAACGAGATTTCTGAAATATCAAAAGTAGATTTCGCATTAACAATCAGACCGTTGGCTGAATATGAAGGTGAATATACTACAGATTTAATATCATATCAGAAGTAAAATATAATTTTCTCATATCTTTTATTTATGGACTGACTGCCGGATATTTAAGCACTTTTATTAACACAGGAGAGCAGCTTTGGTAAATTTCCGGCAATTCAGCCCATTTACAGTATTAAACTGCTGTAGTATAATATCTGTATAAATACTATCTACATTGTAAATTCTACAACATTTCACCGTAAAAATTGGTAAATTGAATAAATAGCATGTTTTCGCATAACGAAAAAAGGGTGTGATATAAATGCGAATAGCGATACTTGACGATAACCAGCTTGATATTGATTATTTCAAGGCAAGGGCTGAGTCATTTTTGAAGAAAAAGGGCGACAGAACGTACCAGATTTCAGAATACACTTCTGGTGTCCCTCTTGTGGATGATGTGAAAGACGGTGAATGGTTTGACTTGATCGTGTTGGACATCATTTTAAAAGACGGCGAAAATGGTATTGATGTAGCATATAAGTTACGTGGCTCTGGTTATTCCGGAAGTCTGATGTTCTGGACAGCTCATGCCGGCTACATGCGTGATGCTTTTGATGTTCAGGCAACACAGTATGTTATCAAAGGGCATGAAGATGGAAGGGTGTTTTCCGTAATTGATACTACACTTGGAAGATTGGAAGAACGGATGCTCACTGTAAAATTCAAAGGTGATTTCCACAGGGTTTTCTTTCGTAACATCGAATATATAGAAAGCCGTGGTCAAATGTGCATCATCCATTGCACGTGCAGGCATCAGTATGGTTTTTACCGGCGTCTGCATGAGATAGAAAAAGTTCTGGATCGGCGTTTTGTCCGGTGTCACCGCAGTTATATCGTAAACATGGATTACATCGCAAACATTGCATCTGACATCAAGATGATTTCCGGTGATATCATTTCAATATCGCAGAACCGAAAAAGAGAAATAGAACAGATATATCAGGAATATCTCGAAGAATAAGAAAAGAGTCGGGTTTTTATGCCCAACTCTTTTCCTGACTGTCCACTCGTGCCGCTGCTAACAGCCTCGAATTGGGACATACAGCTCTTCCGTTCATGCACGGTGGAATCAGTCTGCACTCTTCACTTGTGCGTAGCCACACAGGAAACTTTACATCATAAGTTCAACCCCTGTGCGGCTGTTGATAGTATACCTTGTTCTGAAGGAAAAATCAATCAGAACGTTATTTTGTATTTGCTTTCATGTGCTCAATCACTCTCTTCCAGGTATCAATGCCGCAAGTTCCATTTGCAGTTACACCGGTATTTTTCTGAAAAACTTTGAGGGAATTATATGTATCGTTCCCAAACTGTCCGTCAACTTCTACACCCAGCATTGCCTGAAGCATTGCCACTGCTGTTCCAGAGCTGCCCTTTCTCAGAATCGGAAGCCTTGTCTGGAAGGTACCGGTGAGCGTGGTTGAAGGCGTACTTACTTTTACACCGGTGGTAACAGCGATAGCCACGTGGTGGTTATCATTCAGAAGGATATCTCCTGCCTTTAAATAGTCACCGGATGTCAGATACTTACTATCCGTCAATACTTTCGCACCAGCGGTTTTCATCGCTGCCCTCATGTTTCGCGTCGTCAGATAGATGCTGACCGCTTTGAGTTTTGCGTTATTTAAACGATACCCAGCCCCTTTGACGATAGCTGCTGTGCTCGCGCTGCAATCAGATTCACAAGCTACCGTGATCTGTGCCGGATCGTAGTTACTTGCCTTTAAGTGCTGCCAGAATGAATACCGGTCATTGCTGTTTCCGGCAGTACCCTGATCGTACCCGATGAGATTGTTTCGTGCTGCTTTTGTCGCCATGTCTGCGATCATGGCTGCGATTTTGGCGTCATTGAATCTCAGGACGCAGAGCCACGGTCTACTGTACCAGTTCATGATCCGATATTCTGTGCCAGTCTGGTCTCCTGCTTTCCCGCCTGCATATCTTCCGTTCTCATCATGTCCGCAGTTACTGATTTTTACCATTTTTGTTTCTCCTTTCTGCGCCGTTCCTCTATAATCCTTGTAGAACACATCCATATCAACATTTCCGCTGATACCGGATACTTTTCCTTTACTGGAATACTGCCATCCAATTCCTGCTTTTGGTTTTACCCTTGTTTGCATTGTTCCATTATCGGGGTCTGGGTAATGTGCAATCCAGCACTCATACTTTCTGAGTACGTCAGTCAGAACGCCGTTGTACCAGTCCGTGTTGCAATAGATGCCGACCTTATAACCAGCTTTCTTCATTCTGGTCAGAAATGCGACTGCAATGTTTTCGACTGCCTGTTTGCCGAGTTTTAGCTGATTAGGCCACTCGAGGTCATAGAACACCGGGAAGTCCAGTCCTCGCCCGTTCAGTGCGGCAATCACATCTTCTGCTTCGTCGATAGCCTGTGCTGGTGTTAGGGCGTAACTGTACTTGTACCCACCGATAAGGATTCCATTGCTCTTGCATCCCTTGTAGTTGTACTCGAATGAGCCGTCAATGCCTGTTTTCTGATGAATTCTTAAAATGGCGAATTTGATACCGGATTTAGCTACTTTCGACCAGTCCGGTTTTCCTTGATTGGATGATACGTCAATACCTTTAATTTCCAATTTATCAACTCCTTTCATGATTTCATGAAACATATTTGTGGTGGCTGTAGCGTACAGATTCCTGCGCTACTTTTGCGTAAATCATTGTGGTGTCAAGCTTTTCGTGTCCGAGCATTTTCTGTAAGTCGGTGACGTTCATTCCCCGTTCGAGCGCCATGCTCGCTGTTGTGTGCCTTATCAAATGCGGGTATAAGTGTCTGCCGATGCCGGAACGTTCGCCAATTTGTCGGACTATCTGCTCAATTTGCGTCTTCGTAATGCCCCGATATGGCTGACGGACGGTGGATATCACGCTGTCGGAATCACCTTTCCGACTGAGCCAGTATTTCTTCAGAGCAACTTCGGCTCTGGCGTTGATATATGATATCCGGTGCTTGCTACCTTTTCCAAAAAGATGAACTTCCTTGGTCCGAAAGTCAATGTCAGTTTTCTTCAGAATCACCATTTCAGAAACACGGCATCCGGTGCTGTAGATTGGTCAGATACTCTTCCTTGACGCACCAGTCCAGAAACGTGTGAATAATAAGACGTTTCCCGTCAATCGTCCGGTTGGTGTTGCCTTTTGCCGACAGTCCGAACAGATACACACGGATATCATTTGTGGTTATCTGGTTCAGTGGTTTGTTGACTGTCTGGAAGAAGTCGTCAAGGTTGCACTTGTACGTCCTCAATGACTGTGGGGACATACCCTCAATCTTTTTCGATACCAGATACACCTTGTAGCACTCCGGTATGCAGTCTTGATACGGCACGATTTCTGTGATTTTCTTCTCAATGTCGAAGTTTGCCGAAAACATTTCCAATTCCATCAGCACGGTTTTCATTTGCTCCGGTGTCAGCTTTCCGTCCAGTTTGGTCATAAATTCAGTCGCAAAATTTTCCATGAAAAAAGCCCTCCTTTTGGGTACACAAAGGGAAGGCACTGTGATATAATATACCTGTACCCTTTGTGGTGCTGTTGGAGTCGAACTTTTTGATTGGTAGTCGGGAGTTCGGCTCCTTTTTTGTTATAATGTTTTGCTCGTATTATAACACTTAGCACACTCCATTGGTAGCTTTTTTATGAAATTTTTACTCAGTCTTACTTGAGTTTACTCAAGGTGTTTGTAAAGTCTATACGATTCTTCCGCCTCTTCTTTATCCACATAAACAGTTTCTTCGTTTATGTCAATGTTATCGTTGATGTACACGCTCCGATTTGTTACGGTAACTTTTTCTATGACCAGTTCTTGAAGCTTCCCTTCGATTATTCTGTACACGGTTCTGCCGATGTACCAGTCCGAAAACTGTCTAAAAAACATATCATCTCGTTCTAATGACATTTTGCATCACCCCTTTTTTAATGAACTAAATGGGAAGACGGAAAATTTATTTCCATTCTCCATCAGTTTTTACATGATATGAAATGCTTGGTACATTACATCCAAATAAAATGTATGCACCCCATTTTCCTTCATAATATTTTTGAACAATCATGCAATACTGATAACCGAAAGTAAAATTAACAAGAATTAATTTATTTTCACTGATAGGTATTTTGTTGTCAAAAATATATTGTGCTGCTTCGTCTATAGAGGAAAATTCCGTGCCGACAGAACCTGCACTTACATTACCAACAGTAATTATATTTGATGTATTACTATTTTATAACGTAGGATATAGTAGTTTGGATGTAAGCACCCACACCAATGTTTGCACATGGCATAACCTCACCGGATGTTCCTATTCGTATACCTGTGTCGAGTGCCATGATGGGCACAAACATTACAGAAGAAGGTATATATTGTTCGGGCAAAGTCAAGTAAGTGTTAAATGAAGATAGTGGCTTTAATACTTTAATATTAAGAACTAAAGTTACTATCTTACCGTTGCGCAAGCACAATGTGTAATCAGTATCGCTGATGTTCTCTATATACTCGGTTGGTGTTTCGAGTAGTTTCGTTGAGTCGGTCAGCAGGTTACTATTTAATTCATTAATCGCCCCCAGTACCGTCTGGTTGCTCGTCTGCAAGTTGCTGATGACCGCATTGGTCAGTTTCTCAACGATCCAGTTCCAGATTCCGCTGAACGGCGAAAGCTTGTTTGCCTTCGATGTTGCGTCGTAAATCATCAGTGTGTCGTTGTCCGCCGGTGTTGCTTTCTGTGAATACTCGTTAAATTTTCCCATTATTGTAATCTCCTTTCTAACTCTTTGATATGTTTTTCTTGCTCGTCAACCTTTGCGCTAAGTTCCTGTATGGCTTTAATGGCGTAGTTGAGAAGATACGGGCTGTTAATCTGTTTAATATCCATCTCGCCGTTTTCGTCATATCCGCCGCCCAGAGCCAAGTTCGGGTCGATTTCTTCCAGTTCATCCGCCACGAAACCGATGTTTTGATGCCATCCGCCCATCCGCTCTTTCCAGTCAAACTGACGGACTTTCATCTGATTGATCGTTTCGAGAGCGTCTGTTTCGCTGTTTTTGACGTTTTCTTTTAGACGGATGTCAGAAATATTCAAGTTCGTATAAATATAATGCATTTCATAAGAACTGCCGCCCCACTGTGCTTTTACACCAAGGCGATAATTACTATGTTCGGTACCGGCTCCATATCCATTTGCGTGATAGCCAGAATTCAAAAAAGCTACTCGATTCCCGTCGGCAGTAACAGATGCTATGGGTTGCCTCGTTACCGCTTCGCTCGCTTTTTTACTTTGATTTTCATAATCATAAAAAAGGAGTCTGCCTTCTATTTTGGCATCTTTACGGACTGTCAGTTTGTCTAACTCGCCTATGATGTTAGCAAGTGAATCGAATGAAATTATGCTTTTTTCAAGATGCAAGTCTTCGTCTGTACCCGTACCACCGCCTGCTATATCCTCGGTAAAGGTCAAACCTTTCTTGTTAAATGCAATTTTACCATTTGCATTTTTATCGGTCAGTGTCGTCGCTCTAGTTTCTATTCCGTTTTGTCCAACGGTTAAAATCAAACTTCCGGAGCTATCGTATATTTTCATCAAGCCGTTTCCGTCATTCTGCCCGCCGAGTGCAAGTGTTCCACCTTTTGCGGCATTGAACGAAATATACAATGTCTGGTTTCCACTCTCATCTTTTTCGTAGTACAATCCCTTGAATTTTCCGCTGTCTGACAGAATATCAACTATCTGTTCCTGTGTCAGTGATGCCACATCAACCGCAACGGAATATGTCTGGTAGTCCGCAAGTTTGCTCTTCGACTGGTCAAAATACAGTGAAACCTTGAGCATGTCATGAGCCTTGAGCGACAGTCCGTTGACATTAATCTTCAGGCGGTCAAGTGCCGCAGTCTGTGATACCGTGAGTGTTGCCCATGTAGCGCCGTTGTCGGTGGATTTTTCCAGTTTCCACCAACCTTTTTGTGACTGTGCAATCTCGCCGTTTCCGTCACGATAGAACGAATCCACAATGAGCGATGCCGGCGTTATCTTCTTGTCTGCTCCCATCAGTAACACATCTGCATTGCTCTGGAAGAAGTAAGTCCTTCCGGCAGTACCCGGTTCACCCTTAATCTTTGTCCAACTGTATTTTGTCGGGTCGGTGCTATCGTCCGGCGTGTAATCGGTATACTGCCCGATGTACAGCTTATTGACACTATCATCTACGGAGAAACCTGTTCTGCCATCCGCACTGTTAGCATATGCGATATGGAAGTACGGCGTTTTTCCATTTACTCCCGGTGTTCCCGGCACGCCCTGCGCTCCGTCTGCTCCCTTAATCAGTGCCCACGTGTACTTGCTCGGGTCAGTACTGTCGACGCCAGAAAAGTCCGTATAAGTTCCGATGTATTTGTTTGGTGTCTTGCTCATCTGTGCCGCTGTCGGGTTCTGTACCGGTGCGTACTGGATATGCAGATACGTTGTCTTTCCATCTATTCCAACGCCCGGAATTCCTTGTGGTCCGGCGTACTGTTTCGCAGTCGAGAACTGTTTCGATACGACAAGGTTATTCAGATATGCCGCCTTGATGTTCACCCATCCGCTGTCTGCGGTCAGCCCGGTAACGGTGTATGTCTTAGTTTCCTTATTCCAGTTTCCCTGTATGTTCTGCGACGTCGTAATCGTGTATGTACAGTTATCCGTGATATCCTGTGTGCCGTACATGACGGTCGCTGTTGTGGTGCATTCCGGGAACTCTGTATAGTTGCCGTCGCTGTCAACCGGGATGCCCTGATAGTCGTTATCAAGCTGCATGGTCATGTTTCTGGCTAGGGACGCCGCTTCAAGGGCCTCTTCTGCTTTTGTATCATCCGTATATTTATTCAGTTTCTGCCAATCCGACTGAACATAAGATGCTCCCTTTGCTCTTGAAACTGTACAGGTAAGGATATCTCCACCTTCACTCTCTCCTTGCGACCATAAATCACCGATATCGTAAGGCGGCTGCGGCTTCGTCACAAAAACTCTGCGCTTATGATCTGCGGTATCCTGTGCGTCCTCAGCGGCTTTCATTGCTTTCGTGATATCGGTATCTTGTACCAACGTCCAGCCCCATGTCGCTCCATCCTGCATAAAACGATATGCATAACCGGTCGTTTTGTTGAAAAACAAATCACCGATATGCTTCTTTCTTTCCGTTGCATTTGTCCAGTCTGATGCAGGCTTGTTCTGAAGTGTAGGCTCGTAATCGTAATAAAACGTTTCAATCTGGCCATCTATCTGGTCTTGTAACTCTCCCAGTGAGCCAGTTACCGTTTCAGCATAGTCAGATAGTTTTCCGTCTGAATAATCCTTGCTCTCTTGGAGATAGTTTGCGAATGTTTGATTAAGAGATTTTCCTCCACCGATTTGAACACTTCCGTCGAGATATACGGATTTTGTGTCCATATCCACAGAGAAAAGGATGCTTCCATCGGTATCTGTTACTGTGATTGCTCCGGCATTAATCCAGTCAGCATTAACACCAACAGCGTTCAAAATTCTTACAATCGTATCTCCATCAACGGTCATTCCGCCATTCCATGTTTGCCCGCCATCTGTTGAAACGCCCCAAGCTTCTGCGGTCATCTTCCAAACAGCCTTTGATTCCGCAAGTGTGGGTTTATCATGTAAGTAAAATATCTGGCTGCCATCCTGCTGAGTCTGGACTGTGGTATATACGCCGGTGGAATTGTCCAGCCGGTCTTTAAACTCTTGTAATGCCTGTTCTCTGGTGGTTCGCTCTTTCCAAACGGATTTTCTGGCATCCACAGCAGCTTGCGTTACAAGTGAATAAGTCTTCGAACTATTCCGGGCCGCACTTTCGGCATTGCAGGATATCTGTTCGAACGATCCCGGTTGCAGCACAACATTTGTCAAAAAGCTCTTATACTTATTTCCTTTTCGGTCGGTGATCAGAACAGCATCACCGGCTTCAAGAACTATATCAGTCAAGCATTCTGTTTCAAACGGTCTAAAAGACATCCCGACGCATTTTTCGCCGATTATGTTTGCAACAACCTCTCCGGTTCCTTGTGGAATCAGTTTGTTTTCGCTAATTTTCAGAACATATCCTTCTTCTCCGTACAGATACGAACTCGCTTCTTCGTCCGTAGATGTGGATTCCAGATACTCTGTTACTTGCACACCGGTTATCACCACGTCGTCCAAGTTTGGCGTAAAACCATTGGTGGAATTTATAGCTACTCTGTTTGCATCAGCAATTTCTGTGTCGTACCATTTTATAGTCAATCTGCCGTATTTATCGCATCTGGCGTACTGGCATCCGATCTGGCATGTCCATGCAATGACTTGTCTGAAGGTCAGTGCTTCATCATCAGGCCTTGCCGGTATCTGGTAAGAATCTTGATAGAAATTAAGTGTGTCCAGTGTTACTCCGCACACCTTGCAAGCATCCTGTATAATTTGTTTCCTTGTCGCCGGATATTTCAGCTTACTTGCAGAATAATCACGGTCGAACTTCCGCATGTTATCTTCACATTCTAGTTCGATAATTGTAGTGTTCTGGTACGGAGTATCCATGACTGTCATTGTGCATATTCGGATTTTTTCTATCAAAGCATTTTTGTGCACTATGATTTCATTACCGGTAGTATCCAGAATCTTATCACCGGTAGTATCGAGCAATGCACTGGTGTCTTCCGGCTCAAGTTCGATTCCTACGTAGCAGATCACCGTAGCATCCGTAAAATCATAATCTGTATACTTTCCATCAAAGTTATTGATTGACAGGTTCAAAGTATTGATATTTGCGGACCCAATGTTAAACGTGTTGTCGTCAGACACGGAATCCTCAAACTTCATACCATTTGACCAAAAATCAGCGTTGGTAAGATTGATAACTGTCCCATCCGTCAGCGTTATGTCAGCGTATTTTAAATAATTCCTGTTATCGTTATTTTGTTCATTCTTAAATCTGTCTGAAATATCTCTCAATCTCTCACCTCCTATTGCTCGATCAAGTCAAATTGCAATCCTTCCATCCGTTGATTCCCGACCCACCAGCATTTAAAAGGAGCGGACCGGTCGCCAACATAAAAGGTTCGGACTTCGTGTTTGTTTCCAGACAAGAGATCGGGATATTCAACAGAAATGTACTCTGGGTTGACCGCCTGCACGATTTTGCAAGCTTTTTCCCATTCCGGTGCGTTCCAACCGATTTCCAGTTTTCTCTTTTGACCAACACGATTCTTGTGCATGATCGTGTCATCAGTACGCCCGGATTCTGACGCTGATATGTCCTGAAGCCCCCATGTAAAAGAGGACGGACAAGGCATCGCTGCACCATTAATTTTTATAAAAACGTCTGCCATATTGAATAATCACCTCATTTTTGCGCATGAAAAAAGCGCCTATCAAAGATAGACGCTTTATGATTATTCATTATACTTTTTTGACGTAATATGATTCCATATTTTTACATATGATGTTTACTCAAACAAATCGCCCGGGTCCTCTATTGCGTATGCCGGTTTCTTTATCGTAACTGTTATATAACCTTTCTTTCCACTAGCAAGAGTGACCAAAATTTTAGTCTTTCCTGCTTTTCCATTTCCGTAAATATTGATCTGTTTGTTCGTGATTCCCACTGTAAGCATGGATCTATTTTGCGGTTTTGCGGATTTAATACGATCTCCATTTGCCAGCGTAACTCTTACGTTTGTGGAGCCATATACATTCATATTTACATTTCTACGGTTAAATTTAAGTATTGGTTTTAACTTACTTCCAACACTTCTGCTCTGTTTTCTTTTACATCTTGAACAAATTCTTGCTTGCGTTGCTTTCTTGAATACAGTCGCTTTATTAGCTTTTTTCCATTTAGACCATTTATGCCCCAAAGCTTTTCCGGCAGTTTTGCCGCAACGGCTACATTTTTTTGCCGATGTGCAAGTAGCTGATCTCCAATTATGTCCAAGCGCTCCGTTCAAAACTTTTCCGCAATCCTTGCATTTTTTCGGTTTAGTACATGTTGCTTTTGAAACAGAAGAATGTGTGCAGTACCAAACCGTAGGTACTTCTATGAACGCATAATTTGCATCCACATACGGAGGCGATGATATATCCCCATAATTGTAGAAGTTTCCGTTGTCGAAACACTGAGTATTGCCGTTTCCATCATCTTGTGTTGCACGTTCTAGTAAGCAGTTCCCTTGATAATAATTTAGGCAGAAGATATTGCCATCAACATTAACTGTTCCATGATTTCTGAATGTTCCAAGAACATACAAATTTCCGTGCACTGTCAGTTCGCCATAGAAAGTAAAATCAGCATTTCTTCCTACGTACATATCCTTGTCAACAGTACGTCCGCTCATTTCAGTTCCACCTCTGTTCTGGATAAAATCTCCATCATCCGTGTATCCTATGTCTATCGGGAACATTGCCGCCGATATCGGAACTGCCATGGCAAGCGCCATAATCGCTGCCAGCAAGATCACTGTAAACTTTTTCCACTTTTTCATTTACTTCTTCCTCCCTTGGATTGATAGCTCAATTATACATCTGATAAAGAGAAACTACAATGAGAATCGCAGTAATTGATTAGGCAAAATCACGCAGAATCCATTTTTGTGTTTCCGTGGAGCTTTTTATCGTTCAAAAAAATCGTACCCGTATTTAAGCCGTTTTATTTGAGTAAGGCTGTGTCAATGATCTGGAAGTTTGCCCGGTGGATGTAAAGGGCTTTCCCGTCAATCATTAGCTTTATCATTTTCGGCAACTTCTTGGGAATTTTCCAGTATACTTCGTCACCAGAATATGCTGTAATAGGTTGTCCTAGCTGAGATTTAATCACAACAACTCTGGATTTTCCGAAATAATTCTTGTACTGATTTACGATCCCGGCAACGTAAGTATTGTCAGAAAGTTTTCCTGTAGATTGACTGTAAATATCAGTCTGCTCAAAATCCACATCCGGTTCCAGACCATCTTGCTCAAATATGCAGGTGTCGCCGCAGCTCTGGATTTCATTGCCATCAATATTGATCGTGATCACGGATGACAGCTCATATCCGCTGATCACAGTTCCATCACTGTTGTAAGAAGCTGTCTTAACCGGATTGCCCTGAACATTGATCTTGTCGCCGACCGTGGTCATGACCTTTTGACCGTAGTTATCATAGGTGCGGATTGTATATCCATTTCCAACCAGATCGCCTTTGATGTCATTAATAGCATCGTCCATCAGAGCGCATCCGGCAGCCCCTCCGGCAAAGCACAGGCACAGGATTGCCAGTAACATGATTTTTAATTTTTTCTTCATCTTTTTTCCTCCTTGTCGTCAAAATGATGGTATCCCCATTTAGGGATTAAAATAAATGCCAGCAATGGCCACGCTGAACCTGTCACTTTACAGGCCGTGGCAATAGCCGCTGAACAAGCGATCGCTGATACTGCGTTCAGAATCATAACATATTCCATTTTCTTTCCCTGCTTTCTCGATAATTGATTGAATAAAATCGGCTAGAATCCATTTTTATGCGTTACGTGAGGAAATTATCACCCACGGTATTTCAAACGGTTTTTCGGCCGTTTTATTCAATATAAATCGTTCCTCTGTATTTTTCAAATCGATACTTTTGGGAAATGTTCGGGTATTTTTCTTTATCCACTAACCCGTAAAACATTTCCCGGGGTCTGGCATATAATTTTCCTTCCCCGTACAATGCCCGATAAATCATCAGCGTTTCTCCGGTCTCCGTATGTTCTGCTTCGCTGATGATAGTATACAAATAATCATTGTTCTGCGGGTTGTGGATTGTTTCTCTCTTGAAATGTTTTACGATGTCTCCTGGCATGAATAATGGTCTGTCTACTGACATTCAACTTCCTCCTCCCATTTCTGTTTTACCCGTTCACACAAAATGTCTTGATTTCTCTCTGAGAAGAACAGCCAGATATGACGATCAAAGCTTTTTCCGTTTCGTTGGCCAAGGTCTGACTTGAAGAACTCATCTATCATGTCCTGATAGAACCGGAGCTCATCCTTTTCTTCCACGTCCGCTTTCAGAAGTGGTGAATCATCGCCAATGATAACACCCATGAACTGATCTGCGTATTCGGCAGAAATCATTGTATGCTGTTCGCCCATGTGTTCCCGGTACTGCTTGAAGTAATAAGCGATAACTGCCATGGTCAGACAGATGTCATGATCTTCCAGAATATTCTCCTGTTCACCATACAGTGAATCAAACTCATTGTACAGAATCTGCGGTACATCTTCGTCACGGTATTTCTCAGAACGATTTTTCTGTTTTTGCTTGCGGTACACTTCCTTCTGCTCAGTTGTCCGTGAGGGTATATTATTTATATCTAGTATGTTAATATTATTAGGAGCAGAAGTCTTTGAACCTTTACCATCCTTTGGTAAAGTCTTTTTCTCTTTATTTGATAAAATAAAGTCTTTATTCTCTGTATTAGTAATATCTGAATTATATTCTCTGGTAGTAGTTTCTGGTATAGCATAAGCATCTGGAGCTGATTGATTTTCCATATGTGCTTCATTGATTGTGCACCCATGCACATTGGACAAACCATCTGGTAATTCAATCTTATATTCACTCAACGGATACCCTTTTTCCTTCAAAGCTTTTGCTATATTAACGAGATTTACCCGATACTGCAATGTTCTGTCCCATTTGTATTTAGGATTATTTCTTTTGGAGATAAATCCCATATCAACCAAATCTCTCACATAACGTCTTACTTGACTTGCAGATAATCCAAGCATTATTTCTTCAGCAAGTTCATCTGCTGTTTTGTAAATCCAGCCGTAAAACAATTCTCGTTCTTCTTCACCATTGTTCTTGGCAATTTCGTTTTCTTTTTCTATAAATTTGTCAGCATCTGATACTCGCTCTGACCAATAGATAAACTGATTCAATATAATTGCTTTGCGAAAATCCCCTGTAATGGCAAGTAAATCTTCACGTAAAACTGCTTTTTTAATTTTATTAACTGTATTGCTCATAATAGATAACCTCCATGTCGTTAATATGTGACTGCCTTGTAGCCACAGATCCATGATGTATAAAAACAGTAGACAGGTGCATCATGGAATTGCACTTTTCGGGAGCTACCCTAGCCTACTGAATTTACCAATTATTTCCACGAAATACCTTCCGGAAGAAAATATTTATCAAATCCGACAAGGTTACGAATCTCATGCTTTTTAACACCAGATTTTAGTAACGTATCAAGCGTATGTTTGAAGCTCGCCCATGATTCCATTTGATGAGCAATTTCCAAATATTTTTCTATATCGTCAAAAGCGTATGGAATAAGATATATTTTCATAAGTCCGTCGTCTTCCGAAACACGATATAATCCAGACAAACTATAATGATATTTAAGATGCAACCTTTTAGGAAGCAAGATTAAATTATTGATTTCGTTATTTTCTCTGTTGATATCTATATGGTGAATATCAAATTCTTTTCCAAAATCAATCCCATAATAGTCTTTGTAATATTTACGGTAGTTAAAAGATTTTGCCATAGAAAAATACCTGCCTTTCGTATATAAGATGCCCTGAAATGTATGTAAATCAACAGGCAGGCGGCAAGGCATTTCCGCTTTTCGATGATCGGTCTAGCCTGTTGGTTTTACCGTATTATTTTTCGAATGAAATAAATCCATGATTTACCAATTCGTTTAAAGCTTTTTCGACAACTTCTTTGCTCTCTGAAACATATTTACAGATTTCATCCAGTTCAAAGTCTGTTCCATCAAGACTCATCAATATGCCGTATATTCCTTTTGCTTCCAACGATAGATTTTTATTGAGTATAATATTTCTGTCAACTAATCCATATGGCTTCATTTACTTCATCCCCTTCTGTAAAACAAAAAAAGAGCAGACTCCAAGACGGTATCACGGGAAACGGGTCACTGTTTCAACCCAAGTAAATATCATCTTAAAAGTCTGCTCAATATTTTGTTTTTTCGCACAATATAACAAGATATAGGTGTTACTTGTTACTCATTCATTATACCGCAATCCGGCAGAAATGGCAATGGTTTTTACCACGCTGGGCTAGGGTTTTTCCGCCGGTTGTTATCGTTCTGGGCTTTTGTGATAGCTTTCGCAAAAGCACGCCCGTCCAGATTGATCGTGTTGGAAATGTACTGCGGAGATGAGCTTCCACCGGCATTCATGTTCATCATTGCCATGGCAACGCCCTGGGTTACTGCCTGTGTCATTTCTTCCTTGCTCAGGCCAACGCTTCCTTCCGGCATGTTTCCGGTAATGCTGTCAGCAATGCTCTTCATGGCCTGTTTATTGGTCAGCGGAAGGACTGCTTCCTTTCCGGCTTCACCGACACCAATTACGGATGCTGCATTGAAAAGACCGCCTTTAGCGTACCAGTCAACTCTCGAATTGTACCGCCACTTGTGGGTCTGTCCCTCTTGCCAATCAGTGTAATCCATGGAAATATGTGGAGTTCTGATGTTGATTGACTCCATGCCGTTTCGGAGATTCTGCATAGCGGTTTGCCCGATACTGTACATATTTCCGAAATTTCGACTGATAGTAGTAACTATACCGTTGATCGCACCGCCGATGCTCGTGTCCATGGTTCCCCGGATGTAAGAAGATATATCCCTTCCAAGATTCTGCCATTTGCCAAGAGCGATTCTGTACTGGCTTCCAAAGTGGCTGCGGACGGTTTCATCCATTCTGCCGAGTTCCGTACTTGCGTCAACCTTCATCTGGCGGACGTTTTTGGTTACTTCACGGGAAGAATTTCCCCAGTTCTTTGTCGCAGATGTGCTTACACGGCTGAAGGATTTTTCAGCGCTTGTGGCTGCGGATGCAGAATTGGTTTCAGTCTGCCCGGTAATGGTGTCCCAAGCCCCTTTAATTTTTGAGCCGATTGAATCCCATGCTGTTTTGGTATTTGAACTAATAGCGTCCCATACGCCGGTTACGGTGTTCTTAATGTTTGTGAACGTATCAATTACGCTTCCAATCCTGTCAGAGATTCCCTGTTTCAGTCCTGACATTAAATATCCGCCGATCTCGGAAAACACCGTAGACGGAGAATGAATGCCAAAAAGGTTTTTAACACCGTTAATAATTGGGTCTGAGATATTTGTTTTAAGCCATGTTCCAACAGTGGAAATCACGTTTTTAGCGCCGTTGTAAAGTCCATTGATAAGGTTTGAGCCATGTGTGTAAAGCCAAGTTCCGGCAGTGCTGAACGCATTTTCTATTGCTTCCTTAGCTTTACCGGCAAATTCCGTAACAGTATCCCAATTTTGCCACAGCAAAAATCCACCGACAACAGCTCCGATAACAGCTAAGCCTATCGGGCTGAACAGTACGCTACCCAATGTAGAAAACGCTGTTGCCATAGCCGGTGCAAAAGTTCCTGTAATCCAGGTTCCAATCGAACCAGCAAAACCAGTTGCAGCTGGCCAAAGCTTAGTGGTTATAACTTCAAGAATTTTCGGGGCAATCTGTGTGGTTATGGTATTCGGGATTGCTTTCAATTTGTCAACAGCTTCCAGAGCGTAAACTCCAACAGTTGTGCCTAATGTACTTGTTGAAAATGCAGTCGCTATTTTGCTGAGTGCTGTCCCCAATAATGTTGCCGTAGCACTGGTCCCGGTCGGCAGTTTTCCCATAGCGACTAAGATAGAGGATACTAAGGTGTCAGCCTTTGACACCAATCCTACGCCCGCAAACGCAACTACAAACTTACCGGCTGTGGTTTCTCCTAAGCCAGAAAAAATCCCGCTCAGAACGTCCAGTAATACTGTTGCTAAATCCTTTAAATGGCTTCCCCAGTCTATCTGGCTAAGAAATAATCCGATGCCCCTTCCGAAGGATTCCCAGTCTGTTTCTCCTGCGATATCAACCAAAGCATTCAGTAAGTTGGTGATGAAAGTGTTTAAGGATGTTCCGTTCTCTTTCCACTTGAACTTTCCGATAAAAGTATTGATTCCGTTGGAAATGTTAGTCACCAATCCGCCCCAGTTGAATTTTTGCGTCCATGCAGCCAATGTCTGAAATGCGCCGTTTAATCCGGTTGCAATCGTAGTTGCTATTTTGGAAAATGAAATTCTGCCAAAAGCTCCATTCATGGCGTCAGAAATCGCAGTTCCTAACTGTTCCCAACCAGTCAGACCGGCATTATTCTCTTTAGACATTTTCTGAACAAAACCGTCCAGAATATTCCAGCTTATCATAAAACCACTGCCAAGGACTTGACCAAGGTTCGGCCAGTTAACTTCATCAATCATTCCGCGAAGCCCAGTTGCCAGTTTGTTACCAATGTTTACGAAATCAATACCACCCGGGCCGATCAGAAGCTCAAAGGTGTTGACCAAAGTGTTGATACCGGCACCGACAGTACGCCCTAATCTATCCCAATGAATGTTTTCGACAAGGCTGTTAAAAGATCGAGTAAAAGCATCACAAAATGCAGAGATCTTCGGTCCTACATTGCTCCAACTGATAACATCGTAAATCTTCCGGATTCCGATATTAAGCATATCTGCAATGGTCTTTCCGAGTCCTTCCCAGTCATGATTGAGAAAAGCTTTACGGATTTTTTCAGCCCATTTATTGATAGGTGTTTCTTCTTTGTTCAGAGCATCGTCTATCTGGTTTGTGATTCCACCAAGACCCAATGACGGTGTTGCACCGGTTCCAGTTTTACCCTTTCCGGTACCAGGTGTTGAACCGGATGAACTAGAATTATCTGTCAGCTGATTCAGTTCGTCAAATGGAAGAACAGAAAGAGCTTTCTTCAGAGCTTTTGCTGATGAAGTAGCATCGTCCATCCCGGAAGCTGCTGCATCTCCGGCGTCCTGTAATCCGCTAAGGTCTGCTGCGGAATCTTCCAGTCCAGTAAGATCATTTACGACCCCGCTTGTGGAACCTTTAATCTTTTTCCCCATCAGAACATACATGAAATTACGGAATGTTTCCGCAGCCTGCATAAGTTTTGACATCAAGGCATTAAGAGCCTGGATTCCCGGAAGAACTGCTGCGATTAAGCCCTGCCCGATAACAGATGCAAGGGACTGAAGATTCATAGTAAGGAGACGTACTTGGTTTGCATATGTCAATTAATGTTATCCTATAGGCTTTTTATCCTATAGTTCTTATAGTTTCCTATAAGTTCGGCGTACATTTTCATCCCATAAGGATGTCGGATACTCTTGGGGATATTATATTCTAAACTCTTTAATAAAAAAGAGCCTAGGTTCAATCCCTACGCTCTACAATGTGCTATAGCTTTTATTCTATAGCCTTATCTCGGTATTAACTTATTGACTTATCTCTGTAAATATAATATGTTCGTATTAAGTCAACTTAGCATTTACCGACTTTACCCGATTTTCACTGATGTATTGCTACATCAGGCGGCACATAGTCTACCGGCTGTCCTGGCGAAGTCCCCCTGTTGCGCACTTGTAACTGACATGATGTAGTTATAACGCAACATTGTTTTCTGAGCCTGCGTCATGGAATTATAGGCTGTTGTAATGCCTTGTGATAACGCATACTCCTGTAAATTGGCGACCGAAAGATTTATTCCGAGCTGTTTTAAAGGCTCGATTTCACCTGAAATGCCCGCCCTTAATTTGTAGAAGGCGGTATCAGTATCAATGTTGTAAAAAGATGCCAAATCTCCGGCTAATCCTGCAAGAGTTGTTGACATTTTCGCAGCTGATTCCTGCGCTACACCAGAAGCATTCAGCATTGCCATCATGGTTCCGGAATAGTTCTTCGCTGCCAGTTCCGACAGTCCGAACTGCTTTGTTGCTGTAGATGCAAACTTATACGCCTGATCTGCCATACTTCCAAAGGCAACATCTACAACGTTCTCAACCTCAGCGATATCGGAACCGATCTCAAGGATTCCTTTTCCACCCATGGCTTCGCTGAATTTGTTCATTACAGCTGAAGCCGCTTTGAAGCCAAGGACGGTCTTAATGAAAGAGCCCACATTGAAAGATGCTGTTTTCAGTCCGTTACTCCTATTGACTAGACTAGAGATTCCGGCTGCCAGAAATCCCAGTCCACTCTTTGCTTTTGTTGCTAATCCACCAAGCAACGAAGAAAGCCCCGAACCGATAGAGGAAAGCTTGTTAAAGGAATTGACCACAGTATTCGTGGAAGTCCCTACTTTCCCACTAGCCGCCGCTAACTGCCCGAGAGCTTCTGTCATTCTCAGTGTATTCTCACTGATCCGCGGAGCATCCTGCATGGCGGTAAAGAACTTCTTTACTTCTGTGGCTAAATTCTCCAATTGTGACGCTGTTTTACCAGTTTTGTCACCTGCATTCGCTAACCGTGAAATTGATTGCACAAACATGTTTATGGATTCTGAGGGCTTTACTGTAAACAGCATACCATTAACAACTTTTCTTAAGTTCTTTCCAAGGGTTTCCAAGCCTGCCGCTGATTGGTCTGCTTTTCCTCCGGCATTAGCAAGTCTCGCCAGTGAACCTACAAACCGGTTGACACTGGAAGAAACGTCCCTGATATCATTTAAGCTGTCGATGCTTTTGATGATTTCTCCCATCTTTGAAGTGTCAAATCCGCTCATATCCGCTGCCGCAAGTCGACTTAAGGAATTGATAACATTTGTGATTTTAGAATCCTTGAAGTTCATTCCGTTAAGAGCGTTCATGGTGCTGGAAATTTTTTCAACACCGGTTATTGCTGGCTGCATTTTCACAGCATCAATTTCTTGAAATTTTTGAATAGCGTTTACTGCTGACTTGACGTTTTTTGCATCAATCTTTGGAATTGAAATATTGGAAGCACCTTTTAAAGAACTTAATCCAGCAGCCAGATTCTGCAAGGATTTCGTGCTCGCTCCAAGCGTCGTAAAGTCAACTTTTGACAAGCTTCGAAGCTGTCCGGTTAATCCAGCTAAGTCCGGCACACTAACTTTTGTTTTGTTTAATGTCTGTAAGGCTGCTGATACTCTTCCAATTTCACGAGCATAATTTCTAAGCCCACCGGTATTGACGTTCCCCAGTGCTGTGTCAACATCCTTTAACTTTTTAGCCAGATTGCCTAATGCTTTTGTAGCGTTCCTGGTACTACTATTTATTTGTATATCAAGGGTATCAATGGTATTATCAGCCACAAAAAACACCTCCTTTTAATCAAAAAAAATAAGGGCAGACAAGACTTTTTATTCATCCTGTCCGCCCTTTTTATTGCCTATCTCAGCAATATTCGCATTTGCCTTTTTTATCAGAAGTTCGTAGTAACGTTCTTCCTGCTTCAATTCAGCTTCAGACCGTTTCGGAACATCTGGTTTTTCTTCAACCTGCGGTTTCTTTGTTTTTTCTGTGATTGGTTTATCTGGATATTTTGCTTTGTCAGAAAGTGCACTTGATACCGCAGATTTCACATATAAGCCGGAAAGCCATGACTGATATTCAATCAGTTTTACCTGAGTTTCTATCTCATCACGTTTACCTTTCTCGTACTCACGTATCCTTACTCGAAGGTCACGTATGGTACTTCTGAGAAATTCTTTCCGGCTCATTCCGATGCGAACTGCCGCCGGATATAACTCTGTCCAGATTATTTCGCTGTAGCTTTTTTCTGGTGATCTGTCGGCTTCTTCGGAGTTTTCTTCGGTTTGGCTGCTACGTTCAGATCGTCCATGAACGTCTCCAGACCGGTCAGTTTGAAAAAACCGTCTTCCTCCATCTGGTCAAGACACATGGCGAAGATACCGTAAAAGTTACCCTGCTCATCATCCTTATGTTCCTGAATGAACTGCACTGCAAGTCTCTTTGCAGTTGCAAGATTCGGGACAGAACCGTCTGCATCTGGACTATCGCCATGATATTGAAGAAGTCCTGCATAAAACACGGTTAATGCTGTGTTCGGAATATTTGCCATGCCGGAGATCATTTCTTCCGGCGTTTTGTCCACACCGCCACTGGTTGCCAGAAGTGTGTTCATTACGCTCTTAACGCATTCATCATACAGAGATGCTTCAATGCTATATTCCAGTTTGTACTCTTTGTTACCAATCTTTAAAAGTTTATACATAATATCTTTTCCTCCCAGTTAGATATATTTGTTATTCGCCTTCAGTTGGCTTGATTGCTGTGTCTGGGCCGACATACTCATTGATAGTCAGGGACATATCAACAGTAAGAAGACCGTTCTGGTCTCTTGCCGGTTTAGGGATGATAGTCGGCGGCTCGATTTTGGTGAAAAATGCTTTCTGAAGTGCCGGGTAATATTCCTCATACCACATAGACAGACCACTTGCATGAGCTGTTTTGTAAGCACTGATAAGGTCTTCCCACTCTTTGATTGTTTCGTCTGTAACGTTTACAGTTACATTGAATGTACCGCCGGTTGAACCACGACCTGCGATTGTTCTCTCGATTTCATCTTCAAGAGCGGATGCGTCGATAGTCTCAACGTCGATAGCGATTTCATCAGAAGCGTTTATTCTGTGAAGCTGAGTGAATTTTGTTGGTTTTGTTCCCGCTACTGTCTCTACTGCATAACCGGTAAGAGCACCAACGGTACTGATTCCTGCGATATTTCCTGCCATATTGGCTCCTTTCTGCCTTTCGGCTATAAATTATTGCAATAAAAAAGAGCCATTACGGCTCTGACACGTAACCCTGTGCCCGGGAGATAAAAGGATCACCGCCCTTCTACTCTTCTTTGCTTACTTGTTTAATGACCTGATTCACATAAGTGCTCAGTCCTGCGACAAGAATACCTTGTGTGATTGCGGTAAAGACTGCCATTGCAGCTTCCTGACCGCCTGTGACTGTAGATGTAGCAAAAACATAGATTCCGCAGACAACTACGCCCAGAAGTCCAAGGATTCCAGGAATATACTTGTCAGCTACGGTTTCAGCCTGTTTGAGGAATACTCCCACAAAATACAGGACTACAGCTACAACCAGGAGTTCCGGTTTCACATAGTTCATAATCTGATCCATTCTATCTCACCCCTTTCATTCACCGAGCAACTGCCCAGTGTAAATTCTTGTGTATCGGCTAACAAGCCGTTTGATGCTATCGTCAGCGTTCCCCATGAGTTCAGGACCGTAAGTTCTACGAAATCCCATGCCAATCATGGACTGATGACTTTTTTCGTCAATTTGATATACTTTCGCAAGCGGAGCTGTACCTGCGGCGAAGCACTCAATCTGGATAGTTGGAACCGTGGCACATTCATCGCCTTCAAGGTCTCCTTCTGTCAGAACATTTCCCAACATGTAAAGTCTTGCATAGGTTTTCTTTCCAGATGCAAGAGTTTGGCTTCTGTCCATGGAAAAATTTCCTTTACCAACTACAGGTTCGATCGCTTTATTCCAGCGTTTGTATATCTCGGATATCGGGTTTTTTAATATTTCCGGCATTTAATCACCCTGCCTGTTCAATTATCTTTTATGATTTATTTTTTTGGCATGAAAAAAAGCACCTACCTTTCCGGTAGATGCTTCGCATCTTAATTGTACAAAATATGTGTCATATGATTCCATATTTTAGTATAGGATGTTTAACTTCCAAACACTTCCTTTGCAATATGCCGTATCTGAATAATGATAGCTTCTTCCGCATGATACATCGGCATGTATGCCCTGTTACCATAAGAATGATGCTTTCTTCCGCTTTCATCCACATACCACCATCCATTCGGGTCGTAGGCGTGTTTTTGATCTGGGTAAGTACCAACACCATAATCAGCTCCAGACGGTAATGGATAGCTGTCCGTTCCATAAGAAATACCGGCACTAAACTCAATAAAAAGAACCTTATCCCCAGAAAGTCGAACTGCCGCACCAACAATATCGCCATGTCCGTTATTAATAACTTCCGTGTAGTAAGAACCTTTTTCTTCGGCCGGAACAGATTCCATTGTGGTCTGGATAACCTGTATTCCTTCTTGAGCCAGTTTATCAACAAAAATCTGGTTCTTCCTTTGAATATCTTTCCGGTATTCTTCCAACTGTTGAATCGCAGACTGCAAAGAATTATGGTTCAAGCTGCACCGGATTGTTTTCCTACTCATTGTTGCCACCGATTTTCGCTATTCCATATCGGGCGACTTGTCCTTTTTGAGTATCAAGGATTCTCTTAAGCCTGTAGTCTGGAAGAACAGTCGGGCTGTTATCTCCATCAAGGATTAATGCTCCGTCTTCCCTAATTTCTGGCACGGCATCAATCCACAAGACGTTGCCTTCTTTTGGCTGAAATGTTCGGTCAAAAACCGTAATGTACCGGTCGTAGTCGGGAACGATTCCGGCAGACAGTTCTTCTGGCGTACCGGCTGTTGCTGATACTGAAATGTTCTTCTTTTGTGGGTTTGAATAGACAAGCGTTTTATCCATTCCATTGTTTTTTTCTGTTACTGTTGAAATCCATACGGATTGTTTCTGGCGAAGTCTACCTCTCATACATGCACCCTCCATTGACAGAAATTAATTTTCGCGTTATTCTTATGCAGAAATCAGGGAACGACGTATCCCCAGATTTCATAATCTTCCGGTCCCCAGTTCCTCAGTTCTGGGGACTTTTTTTAATTTAAGATAAATTAATTAAAGCTTCCTTTAGTTAATTTTTTAAACATCACCTGTGTAATCACTGAAATAACTGTTTAACAGTGCTTTTTCTATTAATTCCTTAATAGCAACAGCCATCCTTGAATATCCGACAGCAAGGGGGTGTCCACCACTCATATTATTTTGAAAATCATCAGATGATATAAAGCTATTTGACATACTGTCCACATAAGGCAAATTAAATTTATTAGCTATTTGTTTTATATGCACGCTATAATCAACATATTGACTTTGTTTTTTGGGTATTCCGAAAATGAGTATTTTTGATTTTGGTGAATATTCTTGAAGTTCACTTATTATCTTTCCCATATTGCCAAAAAAGGTGTTTGGGTTTTCATTGTAATTTTCTTTAATGTCATCTATTGTTCCAGTAGGCTGTGTTTCTTGCCCATCAGCATCATTAATCCCTAAACATATACAATATAGTTGTTTTTTAGTCTCTGATTTTAATTTGCTTAAACCATAACTTGTATTTGTGAGCCATGTTTTACAAGTAGCACCTGCAAAGCTATAATTTACAAAATCAACGCCAGTTTGACGTTTTAAAACTTGCGGGAAACTTAAACCATACTTAACCACAATTTCACCATTAATAACCATACCACCGCTTGAATAGCTATCACCTATAACACCAATATTTTCAAACATTGAAATGTTTGGGTTATACGTATCTGTGATTTTAACAAAATTAGATGTATCTACTTTTAAATTAATCCATTCTCCCCAACCACCAAAATTACATCTAATAAACGAATCTTCTATAGATGCAGCTATTTGTATAACACCTTTATTATAATTAGTTTGGTTTTTATCACCTAATGTAATGACGAGACCATAATCAATTACTGTATTTTTAACATTTTTTAATTCGCCGGATACAATACTACCTGTTTCAAAAGTGTTTATGTCGTCATAAGGTGGACTCACTGTACCATTAACGCCTATCCACACGGCAATATATAACATCATATATTTCCACAGGTTAGTTATATCGCTTCTAGCATCAAATATTTTAGTCCAAGAACCAAATTCACTATTCCACGATTGCCTAATATAAAAATCGTTTTTAGTTCCTTCACTGAAAATTTGCAACGTACCATCATTTTTATCACTTAAATGGTTAAAAGTTATTAGTGTTCCCCACTGATTATCAGATGGGAAATCAGGTAATGTATCCGGTTTATCAATACCAATTAAATAAATTCTATTTGGTTCTGCATCAGCCAACGAACTAAGCTGTTCAGATGAAGTAATCGTTAAATACGCACCAACTTTATCTTCCCTTAATGAACTAATCGCATTTCCTGTGGCTTTTGCATCGGCAATACCGCCTTCAACGGTAAGAGTTTTATCTGGCTGTAAAACATTCTGAATGTCCGTAATGGCTTGTTCTTTTGCGGAATTTACATTTTTCACCGCCTCGTCAGATGCAGTTTTGGTAATAGCCAGAAGTTGATTAATTATATCTTTGTTGTTTTCATCAAGAGATGGCTGGTCAACTTCGATTCCTTCTAAAACAGGAATTTGCGCTACGGTAGTGTTCCATTCAATACTGATATTTGAATCAGAATCTGTCTTAACAGCGCAGACAATGAATCTTATTGTTCCCATGTATCGCGCGGCGTTTTTTCCAATAACCCATGAAAATGTTATGTTATCTCCGTTTATAGAAGCATCTTCACAAATGTATTGGTCTTTTATGGAAATGTCTGGATCTACGCTACTTACATTTTCAAAGTTGATTCGAATTGAAAATTTTGATAAATCAAGATTATCTCCCACTATCTTCGGGCAAGAAAATTTAATTCGTTCTGCATTTTTGTCAGATTGCACCGCCCCAACTACGATTTCTGAAGGCACAAAAATAGTTCGTGTTTTGGAGTCAATTGTGCATATTCCGTTGCTTTCTAATAATGTAGTTGTTTCTGCTGTTGAATCTGAATCCATAAGTAAATCAAGTGCTGATGTCATTTTTCTACCCCCGTTGTGGAATCGTTATTTTATCTGATGTTATAATAAATTTACCGTTGTCTTTTATACCTGTGACCGAAACCCCAAAATAATCCCACGCAAGAGCTTTAGATGGAATTTCACATTGTCCATTTTGTACCAATATCGGATATTCTTTGTCCATCCGCCAAAAAGAAGCTGCTATCTTGCATCCATTCCATTCAGGTGAAAAAGAAAAGAACGCTTTTAAATATCCAGAAGTTCCTTTTACAAGTCCAGTAAAATCGCAACTTGGGTCTTGGTATATTTTTTGGTTTTCAACTTTAAATTTTAAAATTCTCATACAAATATCCTTTCTGTTCTGACAGGGGGGGCGCATATATAAATTGATTTCCAAAAATATCTCTGGTCACCGCAATAAGAAACAATCTGTCCTACGCCACTTTTTCCAGTAGATACGGAACAAAATGTATCGCTTCATCCCCTACAATCTCATATGCGATTTCAAAAATCTGCCTTGCTTTGTCGGCAATCAGATTGGCAATCAATTCTTCTACTTCTACCCAATTCTCACGTGGTACAAGTCTATGTAGTTCTTTAAGAAATCCACTTGAAAACATCATTGCATGACTCAGTTCATGTAAAACTACCCTTGTGAGAAATTCGTCCGAAATAGCGTCAGAAATCCAAATAATTCTTGTGTTTCCATCCGTCACAGCGCAGGTCATAGTACCTGTACGGTCAACCAGCACTGGATTCTCCGGATAAGTGAACCGAACTTTCCATTTTTGCCCGTTCATGTAAAATTGTCTTAGCATAAAACCACCGCCTTTAAACCAAAAAGCCCCTACCACATTTCTGTAGCAAGGGCCTTGTTTTTAGTTCATCTGTTGAAGAAGCTTAGTCAGATCAGTTTTCATCTGCTGTCTAAGGGTCGCATCTGCATCCGACCACATCTCAGACATGGTACGGATAACATCCTGCGTGTACTCTTTCATTGAACTGTCCATCTTCTGTTTTGAATCTGCATCTTTGGAATCATGGTAATGCCTGCGATTCTCGCTGTATCTGTCATAGGTTTCGCCGTATCTGGACTGCTGACGGTTCGTTCCATCCATCCTCATGTTACTGCGATCCGGATGATAACCCATGCGGTACATATTGCGTTCAAACTCTGGATTGTTCAGATACTCTTCCATCCAGTCATCATCTTCCATGTACAGGTACGGCTTATATCCCATACGGCTTCCTCTGCCCTTTGGGGCAAATCTGCCATTGGAATAACGATATCTGTCATATCCCATGCGTCCAAGATACTTTTCTTCCTGTTCGCATTCATCCATAGCTTCTACGATTCTGTAATCTTTGTCTGCACAAATTGCACACTTTACAGCTTCCATGCAGTCCTTCAGATCGTCCCAGTCTTGAGCACTGAGATTATCGAAGCCATGCGTCTTGGCTTTTTCCATAGCCCATTTTCCCATTTCCATTGCAACTTTATGCATTACAGTGCCCCCTTTCTAACAGCCTGTGTAACAGGTGTATCTGCTGTTGGGGCTGTACCATTAATTGCTGTCAAATTGTTATTCGGACTACAAGCCGGATTCCCTAACATCTTGAATACTCCACCAGTTGCACTCGTAGCTACTCTGGTTGCGTACTTCGTTCTGGTTCTTACGCCACAAGCCGTAACCTGTGCACAGCAACGATTCTGTAATGGATACAGGGTTGTTCCCGTTCCTATCTGAATCACCACCGGAGCGTTAATCGTAGTGGTTTCTGGTATGCTCTGTGCAATCACAATGCAATATTTTTCACCATTGTTATAACTACCTGCTGGAAGTGTAATCATAAGATTACCACCGGTAAACGCAACAGCTTGGCTTATCACAAGATGATTGCAGAGTTTACAAACATTTTTACAACTCATACTTCTACCTCTCAATCAAATAAGAGGTGAGCCGTAACCCACCTCTTAGAATTAGTCAACCTCTAAGGGTGAGTTACTTAGCAGCAACCGTTGTTGTATCCGTTGCATCCACCGTAGTAGGTGTTCGGATTCGGAACAACGTATGCCGGGATAGCTGCCGGATTGATTGCATTGATTAACTGCTGTGTCTGAGATGCCATTGCAGTTGTAAGAAGTGCGCTCTGGCGATCCTGAGATGCAGCACGTTTCAGATCAGAGTTCTCTGCCTGTAATGTTGCAATCTTATCATTTGTCAAGAAATCAAGGATTGCTCTGGTGTTGCTGTTCTGATTTTCCAGAAGGTCTCTGGTGTTGTTGTTCATTGTGTTCTGAAGAGCACAAGTGTTGGTAGCTAAGTTGTAGTTGATACCCTGGATAGCTTCCCTTGTTTCACAGCAACAATTTGCTAACTGAGACTGTAATGCATTGGTATTCTGCATACCGGCTACAGTATCAGCGTTAATTGCCTGCTGAACGCCATTGAAGCCCTGAAGCATTCCAACGTTCATGCCGTTGAAGCCACTCTGCATGGTATTGTTAAGTGCATATGTGCTGTCACAGATACCCTGCTGAATACCTCTGATACCGTTTTGGATATCGTTAAGAGCGAAGCCCTCGTTGATATCGGCACGTGTAGCCCATCCTTGGAAACCGGCACCATTAGCACCGTTTCCACCATTACCGCCGAAGCCACCGCCCCAGCCGCCGAAACCTCCCCATCCGAAGATTGCGAAGATCAGTACGAGCCAAATAAGTGAAAAACCATCGCCGCCCCACATGTCATTGGCACGGTTATTAGAGCCTGTAGCAGCTGCAATGTCGCTAAGACTGTAATTAGAACCATTCATCATGTTTTTAGTCTCCTTATAAATTTTATTTACAATAGGAGACATCCGCGGCTGTCATCCCAAATTGTAGCGATTTTAAATCACCCAATCATGGGGAAGTGTTATAATCCAAGAAATTTCTGAATAATTCCATCTGGAGATAAGTGCTTTTCATTAAATACATTTTGCTGAATCTGATGTAACTGGTCTGTATCACCTTTTTTATACAGATCCAAAGCATTTTTCAATGTTGGGTTGTTTCCTGCAAATTTACTCATATCGTTCATCATGTTATCAACACTTCCGAACCTCTGAGAAATCATTCTTTCAACTTGCTTTTTCATCATGACGTTTGGATTGAAATTCATTTCTGTTTACCTCCGTTCTGCTGTTTAGCTTCCGATGTTTCCGACATTTGTGTCGGGAACATATTCTTTATTTCAGAAATCTCGGAACAAACATCGTTCCGAAGCTGATTAAACATAGCCTCTATATCAATCGGTTTTTCTTCTAATTTCGGTTGTTGCTGTTCGTCTGGATTTAAAAGTCGGTAAACAAAAATCCTACTTTTCCCATCTGCCTGTAGTTGCTTTTTATATATTTCTGTACCATCTGTTTTTGGATAATAGACAGGATTTCCAGTCATATCCACATCCTTTGCTTTTACAGTGTCGATTCCGTCAACCATCTGTCCCGGAAGTCCGGAAATCTGTGGCATCTGCTGTACCGGTTGTTGCATTTGTGCCTGCCCATAAGGCATTGTCTGTTGGTAGTTGTTCTGCAACTGTGTCAATCTATCTTGATACGGTTGTACCGGTGTTTGTGGGTATGGATTCAATGGTTGCGGATAATATGGATAAAATGCCATAGTGTGTTCCTCCCATCTCTGTAAGCTTTTCTCTATGCTTACATTATATGAGAGAAACCTAAGTATTTGAACGACACTATTTCGCCATATTTTCGCCATGATACAAAGAAAAGCCCCGATAATACATCGGGGCAACTTTAACAATCTTCTTTTTTACTTTTCGGTTTATGCGGTCAATGGTTCTTGGACTATACCCCATAATCTCTGCTGTTTCAAACAACGTCTTTTCCTCATAAACTCTCAACCGGAAAAATTCTTTTTCTCGGGAATCAAACCCGGATTCGCTTAGATAAAACTTTCTTTCATCTTCTGAAAAGTCTGTATAATTCATAATCCCACCGCCTCCCTTACAAGTGGAATTGCTTATTATGCCGGAAAGATACCGCTTAATGCAAACCCTACTATAGCCCCGATCACGGCCGTAATAACGCAAACAACAATCGTATCGTAGCGTTTTCCCGGGGCTTCCATGAGGGATTTTAAATTATCATTCATTTCATCCACCGTATCTTTTATGTGCCCGAGATCATTGTTGTAAAGGACAATTTTGGTTTCAAGCGCATTGATACGTTCAAAAAAAATACCGTCACGTTTAGAGTGTTTCTCTTTCATTTCGTGAACAACTTTTTCCAATTCTTCTAAGCGGTGTTCGTTAAAGCAATTCTGTTCACATCCCATCGCTACTCTCCTTCACTCCCATTACATTTTTTTGTACTTCTTCCCACCTCATAATGAAGTACCCCAGCAACGCCTGGGAGGAAATGCGTCACGTTCTCAACCTACTTTTTCTGTCAGATTCCTCTGGCAAAGGGAAAAACGCCGTGATTGACAAATATCTCTGTCTCAGAGTTCCATCCTGCATTTACAGAATTTTCCGAATGAGATGTTTCAAACTCAACTCCCTGTTTCACAAGAAAATAAAGAGCCAAGTCAAAAATACAATCATAGCATTTGTCCATATCTTTATTGATGTTTTCTTCCGTATAACTCTCAGGATAATTGCGCTTTTTCTGGAATGACCGAATAGCTCTTTTGACTGCTAAGGGAATCATCCTTGCGGTCAGTTCATCACCTTCCAGATATGTTGTCAGATCGCTTGTAAGCTGTTCGTCCATGCCATTTCACCTACCCTTGCTGTGCTATAATTTCTGATATAATACCAGCCTTGTTTGTGGAAGTCAGGGCATAACCATTGTCACTTGCAAGCTGTCTCAGTTGAGCCACAGTCATACTGGACAGCTCGCTTTCTGTATACTTGTATAAAACACTAGCTACAGACGGTGACTGGCTGTTTTCATCAAGGCTATGCCCGCTTATTCCCCCTTTGTACCGATAACGATACCGCCGTTGGCTTTCGGTGCTACCGGAATAAACATACCAGATGCTTTTGTCCATACGGCAACTGGATCCTGTGTAGCCCACATGGAAAGAGTAACGAAAGAACGATTCTCTTCCTGGATGAACTGCCTGTATTCGTTCTCTTCCGGTGTTGGTCCCCAAAGTCCAGTACCGAAAGAACCGCCTGCATCAGCTTCATAAAGAGTGAACACATCCTCTTTGAAGTATCTTCCAGTCATCAGAGTTCCGTCTGCTTTTCTGTAACGGAATTTCTCATCACAGCGACCAACAGTGATTCCGTACTCCTGCATGAGCAGATTTGCAAGCTCTTGTCTGGTAAGGAGACGTTTATTCGCAGCTCCCAGAACAGCTGTCTGCATAGCTGTGTTGTTTCTCATGTAATTGATCATCTTCAGAGATGTGACCGCATTTGTTACTACGTATCCGGAATCCTCGGCTACAGTTACCATCTTCTGAATATCGCCCATGATATCTGCATCTACTTTGGACCAGTCGGTAAGAGCAACCTTTGCAGAACTTGGTACGCCATAATCGATGTCCATTTTCACATTGTTTTCATCAATTTTTACCATACCGGTTGAAAGGAATTGGCCTTTCATGATGTTTGCCCTTCCAACAACACCTTCAAACAGGTTTGTCGCATCGTCAAAAACGAAGTTTGTAAGAGTCTCATTATCCGGAACACCGTTTTCGATAGCTTCCTGGAGACGCTCTGACTGATTGATTTTCCTCTTGATAAAGAGTTTTTCAGTCAGAACTTTCTCAAATCCTGGTCTGGAACCGATTTCTGCTTCGGTATCAAGAGCGTGAACAAATGCTACCTCCGGCAGTCGTTGTCCAGCCATAAGTCTGTAATATTCGGCTTTCCAAAACGGTGTCTTTACATCCGGGAAAATGGTATCGAGGATACCAGGTCTTGCCACAGAAAAATTCTGAGCGAAATTTAATCTTTCTTCTGCTGTAATAGCTTCTAATACATTGTATGGCATATTGGTTATACCTCCTTAAAATACTGGGTCTGTTGTGGTTACAAAAACAATTCCCTGCGCGGTAAGATCTGTTTTTGCAGTTTCGTCGACTGTGACCGGCAGCCTTTTCTCAAGGACACGTCCTGCTACGATCACGGAAATTGGTCTTTTAGCATCATCTGTCATATCGACATCTTCAAACACGATTCCTTTTGCACCAGTCCTATTTGTCGGATACACGGAACCTGCTTTGATGATTTTTTTATCATTTACTGCCGTTGCATTTGTTGCGTCTGCTGTGTAAGTTTTCAGTACAAGTCCAACCTCGGATTCGAGAATGTTGGGAGTTGACTCATACTGTTTTGTTTTCATAAAAGCCATAATCTAAATCTCCTTTACTTACTTAAAAATTAACCGGTGCATTGTCGCCTGCCGGTTCTGTTTTGGGGTTCATGCGTGCTGAGTAAGCTTTTGCGTACTTAGCTGCTGGGCTATCGTTATCATCTTTTTTCTGTCCCTTGTCTGAATTTCCGCCACCTGGATTCGGAGTATTGTCAAGAACTGCTTTCTCCCATTCAGATTTTGCGTTATCCAGAGCCGCTTTATTTGCTTCGGAAATTCCATCAACAAAAGTTTTGACTTCTTTCATTACGTCTTCAGACTTATCTGCCGGCATGGAGGAAAATGCTTTGATAGCACTTGCGTATGTTTCTGTGGAAAGTCCCGCATTAGCGAAAGCAGATGTAATCTCACTGGAAAGTGCTTTCCTGTTGGATTCAGCAAGTGCTTTTTCCAGGTCGGAAATCCTCTTTTCGTTTTCTGCTTTTTCCTTCTGCCGCTCTGCTTCCTGTCTTTCAGCATCCGTCATGTTCTGGGCTTTCAAATCGTCCAGTTCCTTTTGAAGGTCATCTGCTTTATCGGCTTTTTCTTTCAGAGAAGTGTTTTTTTCCTTCACTTTCTTTGTCTCCGCTTCAACAGAATCAAGGTATTTAGTCACTTGTTCTTCAGACGGTTCCTCGATTCCAAAACCAATAAGTACCTGTTTTGCCTGTTCTCTTGTCATAGAAATCTCCTTTCTTTCAGACCATCACACTTTTTCACACGGTTCGCTCCGCACATGATCTGTACCCGATTTACGCTCACGGGCTGTTGCATTATTTTTGTGTATTAAAAAAGGAACCTTGGATGTTATTCCTTGGTTCCTTTGATAATTGAATTTACGAGTTTTGATTGATAGCCGAAGAATTTACCGTTGAATCAATTACAACCGGATTCTGACCGTTTTTACCAATCAATTGTTGCGCTTTTTGCATTTCTGCGTCCGGGTCTACCAGTTCGGGATATACAGTTCCCAAGTAAGGCAAACTCATTTCATATACCTTTTGTGGATCGCTGAAAAGTCCGCAGGTAATCAATGCAATCAGCGGATGAATTTTATTTTTAAACAGATAGTCAAGAGCCTGTGCTTTGACAAGCATGTTATCTGTCGGGTTTCTGGTTATCTTTACATCAAAATCTCGTGTTGAGATTGAAATATCCTTTGTGGTCTGTCGGATGATATTTAGAATGATTCTGGCACTTGTTTTCTCAGCTTCCCGGATAAATGGTTCATCCAGTTTTGCTCTGCGTTCTGCAAAATCCCATCCATTTCTGAGATATACAGCTTGACCGGTATCGCCAGACGATTGTTGCTGTCTATCCGGCATTCCCTCAACAATAAGCATGTTGCTGTAGATATCGTCTTTTGCAACTTGGCTTTCTGTTTGATTCAGTTCAGCGGTCATCAGGTCAACATCTGACTGGCAACCATTTCCAGTATCCTTTACAGAGATCGCACCAAGCTTAATCATTTTCAGAAATTCGCTTTCATCAATCTCACAGTTCTTAAACTTCATAAGAGCTTGCACGAACTGTTCTACGCCATCCATTCTGTTCGACTGCATGTTGTTCATAGTGTCAAACATGGTTATCGCAATTTCGATATCAGAAAGACGATCGTGGTTATTCGGGTACTCAACTACCGGGATTCCGCCAAAACCATTGATGCCGGTTTTTGTAATCTGCCCATTCTGAATTTCAAAATATTGTTTTGTTGAAAAACACAAATAATATTGTTGTTCGTTCTCGTCCTTAAGAATCTGAACCGAGAGCATCGGTTTTCCGTTCTTACGGGAATAAACAATGTAACAATCCCCCGGATACGGTATAAAAATCCGGAACGGCGGTAACTCACTGTCGCTTGTCCAGTCATCTTCTTTCAAAATTGCTTTGTATGCGGTTCCTACAGCGCTTTGATAAGTACCTAGCTCAATGTTTCTAGCTTCTGCATTTGCTTCATCCAGATAGTCATTAAATAAATCCACCTGCTCATTTGCTTCTTCTGTTGCTTTTTTCTTTTTGCACACATACTGGATAGGTTCGCCGTATGTCTGTGATGCTTTGAAGCGGACAACTTCCAGCGCATGGTTCTCGCATACACGGTTGTTGATTTCCGGTCGCACCACTTTTTCTCTATAGAGAATCGGCTGGTCTCCTTTGTAGTACCGGTACAAATAGTCAATCAATACCCTATTCCGGTTATGAGTGCCAATTGTATCAGAAACAACTTTTCTGACGTTTGCTGTTGTAATCTGGTTTACACCGGTATAGGCAATTTTGCGACCAAACTCGCCCCGGCATAAGTCAATGAAATTCATTTTATTTCTGCCCACTGCCTACACCTCCCATTTTCGGGCATTAAAAAAGCACCGGATTATTCTCCGATGCTCGTTTTACAGGTTACATTATATTATACATAGAACATATGATTCCATATTAAAACATATTAACTTTCAAAATGCTTTTGTTTCCGTAGGGCTTCAATGGCTTTTCCATGGCAGGAACGGATATGCTGTACGGAATATCCCATCTCGTCTGCGACCGTGACCAGATTTTTAAATTCTATGTATCTCTTATGGAGTAAGGATGAGTACATGGAGTTTTCCATGTCATTGATATCTCCGGAAACTTTCATTTGCAATTCTGCCAGTTCCTTGACATCAGATGCTATTTCCTGTTGCAATTCAACAATTCTGGTTACAGCATCACCAACACGGTCTTTCCCACCGGAAGTCTGCACTTTATCTCCATTTGAAAAAGAAGATATACTGGTTGCCAAAAGCCTTAAGCGGTATTCTTCCTGTATTTTGTTCTGTATTTTTCTATCAGAATCTTGCACTTGCTCAAGATATTGTCGTGTGTTCATCTCATTCTCCCTCCCCATAATGGATTGCGCATAGCCGTCACTGTACCTACATTTCCTTTTTCTATAAACATCTGGAGCTGAGTAAGGCCGTCCGGTGCGTCATCATGCACATTCTTTCCAAGTTGAACAAAGAAAGTAAGTTCGTCCATAGCTGCTTGATACTCTTTGCTTCGATGTTCTTCATCCAGAAAAATAAAGTTTCTTTTTATATCATCTGAATATGCGATGATCTTAGACATTTTCTCCATGTTCCCCGGTGCACGGCTGGATGTACAGCTACATTTATACTTCTGTTCTTTAAGTTTTTCATCCACGTACATCTTGTACATATCACCACCGTTGTTTGCCTCGAAGTTAATCTGTCGTATCTCGTTTCCAATGATTTTTCCAACAACAAGTGGAAGGGTAACTTCTTTCGTTCCTTTGTTGAATACCCAGTCAAAAATATAGATATCTCCATTTTCGTATTCTCGCCCAATAGGCATTGAAAGACTATCCCCACCGCCCCATGCAACATCACAGGCAGTAACAACACGGCTGTCACCTTCCGGAAGTATTCCATTATAGTACCGAAGTCCATCTTCCGGAAAAAGGATTCCTTCACGGATAAATGGATTTTGCTGATATTTGGCTTGCCATTCATTAGCATCCAGTCTTGACTTCATATCCACATAGTATTTTGTAGAAAATCCTACGCCGTAGTCATAATCAAAGTTGGATTCACCATTTTCATTCAATGCCGGAATCTTCCTAAAGCGGTACCGTGGATTATTTTTCTTTTCAGTCTCCACTCTTCCAAGAGGATCCATGACATTCCATCGTGTTCCGACCATTAATTCTCGTGCACCGTCATTTTTACGGTCAACCAGAACGTTCAGATAATCCTGATACCGGTTTTCCAGACGTGTTGGACTTAATGATTCAGTTCTGTCACGAACAAGGTCATCCACATATAAGTAACCGTCTGAAGATATATCTACGGAACCTGTCCATGTTCCATCAATACCACGACAAGTCAGCGTCGAAAATCGGTCCGGTGCGCCAAGGTTGATTTCTTTCTTCTCTGCCGATTTCTTTTCAAGAGTTGCAGACGGAAAGATTTCGTTGAAAGTATATTCTGGTGTCGAAATAAGGTTCTGTATTTCTCCGTAAAATCCATCGGCAAGGATTCCGCTGTGACCGCTCATAGCGTTATGGCTGTTCGGGCGTTTACCCATTATCCAGGACAGGAAAAATATACAGGTGGTTGACTTTGCGGTTCGGGGCGGCATAGACACGCCAAGAAACTCAATCTTTCCGTCCTCTAAGTCCTGCAGATCCTGTACGAGAACATTTAATGTCTTTTTTCTCGGCTCGTAGAATTTTCTGCGTGGCTGCCTGTTCTTTTCCATGTAGTACAGATAACTCTCGAATAACCATGGAGCTTCCAGCAGCAAATACTGCCAGTAGATATCATCAAAATTACCGCTTCCCGTCAATGCAGCTTGTCTTGCGGCTACATTATGAGCATACTTACTTACTTTTATTGCCATTTGCCGTGCTTCTAAATTCTCCGTAAACGGCAAATCAATGTTCATGTTTAATAACAGATCAAGGCAGTCTTTCTGATTCTGGTAAACAGACATATCTCCACTGATGATTTGATTTAAGACTGCCCGATACCATTCAAATGAGCCTTCTGTAAATTTTTGCATAAAAATAGAGCCAGACCTCCTTTCTTCTTAGGATTTAGTCTGGCTCTCATGTGGCTCTTTGACTGATTTATTTATTTTTCTTTTTTAATTTCAAGTATTTTCTATATTTGCGGCTGTATTTCCGAAGAATCAAATCAAGCATAATGCTGTTCGTCTGTTCTGTGTTTTCAGGCATAGTTGTGAGATACGGATAATCTTCTTTATCGTCTACCAACGTCTTGAAAACCAAGTCTAAAGCAAATTGAGCACTGATTGGTGGATCGCACAGTTCAAAGTCTTTATCCTTGTACCACTCATCAATCTTCTTTTGGAATCCATCAAAAGATATTTCTTCATTCCATATCATTTGCTCACCTCACAATGCTTCTAAACGAATCCCACCACTCATCTTTTTTATTTATATCTTCTACTCGCTCAAATATGAATTTAAGTTTATATATTCCAGATCCTGTTGTAGCTGAGTCGATATGCACGAGTTTGAATTTTCTTTTAAGATATCCAATTTCAAGAATGCATTCCTCCGGAAGATCAGTGTAATTCATGACGCATTCTACCAAAACAATTCGTTTATCTTCTTCATGATGTATTTCAATGTCTGCCAGTGCATTAATGATTTCTTCATCAATAATCTTAATGGGATAATTCACTGCACCATATTTCATATATTCACCTCAAACTCTTTCTTGCAATTGCTCCCCTTACACTTCAATTTAAGATGCTGAATCTTTGTCTCTGGGCTAATTGGAAGTGCCTTTTTCTGGCAAAACGGGCAGCACGCCCATACGCTTCCTTTTATGTTTTTTATTAATGCCTGTTCGTCCCACGGCTCCGGTGGATTCATTACTTGAGAGAAATCTATCCCCTCAGATTCAAATGCTGATTTAATGCTCATTTTTTCTCACTCCTTTTCGTCCTGCAACTCTACGTACCATAGGGATTCCGTGCATTCGTAGATAATTATTTGATATGTCATATTCTCCCTCGGCTTCAATCCCGTAAATCAATGTTTTGGCTTGTTCCACGTCATAGAACGGTTCTTCCAATATTAGCTTTTTCGTTGTTATTTTCGTGCAACCACTTTCACATCGCAAGGTATAAGCAAGCCATTGTTCATTTGATAGTTGTGTTGCAAGTTCTCCATCAAAAAAAACTATTTCTTTGAATATAATATGTATAATATCTTTTACGCATGGCTCTTTTTTCAAAACTTTTTTAATTGTTTTAAGTCGTCCGTTCACTTCAATTGGAAATTTCCATGTATTCAATGGAATTATTTCTTTAATTTTGATCGTTCCAGATGCTGTTTTAAATTCTTTCATATTAGCCTACCCCATGAATCTTTCTCAGATTTGCATATCGGTCAACAAGTACGTCCAATGCGGTCTGAAGCTGATTGATTGTGATACAGTCAGACTGGTGCTGATTTTTATACATTTTTAAGCTTGCAGTAAAATCTGTCTCCTTTTTATCTGGTTGCGCATCGTTAATTAATTCAGGTTCTCCATACATCATCATCACATCACAATCTCTTTCCAGCTCAATCTGGCGTTCTTGTAAATCCAAAATTTCATGCTGTCTTTTCTCACATTCTTCAGATAGTCGGACAACTTCCTTCTTCAGCTGATCTACCGTCCAGTTCTTCATATCTTCAATTCTCATGGTTTCCTCCCATCAAATCTTGGTAAATATTTCCATATCGTAGTTATCACGGATATAATCCACACATTCACTGAGTTTTTCTTTTAAGATTGGGTCCTTTGCAATATCCGGATGTATCGTGTACATTATGCAACTATCTTTTTTACCGTCTTTCTGAAACTTCTTCCAATCAAAAGTCATTGTGAACAACGGAATCCTTGTAAGATTCTTTGTCTTGTGCTTTATATAGAGATTGAAGAGCTTTTCAATCATGGTAATTCTCCTTTCGCAATCAAGCCGTTTTCTCAAACAAACCAAGAATAAACTCCCGTCCCATCTGTGTGATTCGCCTGTGGTAGATTACTTTTCCAGAATCCAATACTTCCTGTTTGATTTCCTCATATCCGCAGTCACTGTAATTGGAGTACATTAACCACGTACCATTGACCTGATACTGTATCTTTTTCTCTGCCAGAATTCGGTTTAGCTGCATTGCTGATTTCAGCCCCAACTCTTTGGCAATTTCAGTAATGGTATATGTTTTGTTGACGTGCATCAGGATAGCATTCTTTCTCTCAGCTTCTACTCTTGCAGCACGTTCCTCTTTCAGTTTAGTCAGAAGCTCGATGCCGAAATCTGGATTATTCAAGATGTTATCGATCACATTGTCTGTAGCATATATGCCGTGCTTACGGATAGTCTTCAAAATCTCTTTGACTTCTTTCTTGAACTGCTTTGCGATCGGCTTTCTGGACTGCATCAGGACTTCGTAAAGTCCGTTCTCGGTAAGCATATTCATTTGTCTGTTCTGACCTGCCCTAAGGATTGTTGAGACCAGTTTTTCATCATCGTCAATTCCTCTAAGCATTTCTGTTACGTTACTATGCTCAATCCAATCCGCAACATCATTCGCCACAAACAGTGGTTCCTCTGCTGTTCCGTAAACCTTAAACTGTTTTCCTAACACTTCCTGCTCATTTAATACCTTCAGTTCGTTCATTTCTCTCTTTCCTCCCTGTGATTCATCTGGCACTTGATCATCTTTGCTATGTTCTCACGTTCCTGTTTTATTCCATGCCCCTGACGAAACAATTCGCACTCAAGGATGTTTCCACATTTGGAACATTCGTCTTTGATTTCTTTACCAAATACTTTCATTCCGTATCTCCGTATATCAGCAGTTTAATAAGCTGCTCTTTTGTAATTTCTTTTGCGTTAATTCCAAGTTCTGCAATCCCTTGTAGTGATGACCAATATAAGTCTTTAATTATTCTCAATCGTGCTTCAAATGGTTTATTGCTCTGCAAGAAAAAATCAGCGCTATTGCGAAGTGCTCTGCCCCTACATGGGTGGTTTAAGATGAATGTTCCAACAACGCATTTATCTGTCTCCAACAAGTATCTTTTTCTGTCGAACCTTACTATTGGTATATCACTACGTGTTTTATAAATTAACCATATCAAAAAATCGTGAGCATCTTTATAATCAACCGCCATGTACAGCACTGATATTTTACTCATTTTCAATACCCTCCCAACATTCACAACTGTCATCCAAGTATCTGAAATCTGCACGATGTTCGCTTTCACCATTACAGCAGACACCTTCTTCCAGTGCGTACCATTTGCATGTGCAACAATGATCTTTTTCCATAATGTTACTACCAAAAATAAAAAAGTCCGGCGGGTGGACTTGAACCACGCATCGTCACCCAACGTGAACCACCGGAACCAATCAGAAGGTAAATTTGAGCATTTTGGAAATGCTTTCCGATAATGGCAATTTACCGGAATCGGAATGGCAGGAATCGAACCTGCGACGCATAGTTTATACGTTGCTCTACCACTGAGCTACATTCCGTGCCGCTTACCACGGCTGATCACCTCGGTAAATGAATGAGATGATTTCCATTTTGCACAACATATAAATGATATGCTTTTCGTACTGCCCAGCAGTCCTCAGGATAAACATCAACCTTTTCCCATGGGTTTAATCCGCTTGAACCATAGACCGCCCGTGCACTGACAGCATAGAACGAACGAATTAATTGCAGGAGACGGATTTGAACCGCCGTTCTCAAGGATATGAACCTTGTGAGATTCCACTTCTCCATCCTGCCTTAACCCGGATTGCACCGGGTTAGCAATAGGTTTATCGTGTTATGCTTTCCACTAGACTGTTTTCATCCGTGTCAGTCCCACGGAGTTGTTTCGGAGGATTATTCCTAAAAGGTCTCTTGAAAACTCCCTGTCGTCAACGTGCACTCATTGGCGACATATTCAACTCAGAGACAGTGCCGAACGGGAAGTTGCTTTTTCAATCCGGCTACGCCGTTACGTACCTTCTGAAAAACAACCCACATACACACATTCGGCAGTTTTTTCTATCCATAAAACGGATGGATAGCTTTGGGAGAAATGGACGCTCTGGGACTCGAACCCAGGACCGACCGGTTATGAGCCGGTTACTCTGACCAACTGAGCTAAGCTTCCTGAGTAGCAAAAAGATACAGGGTCGCTGCGATATCTGTCTTCTTACTACTGTTGCAGTTCTTGACCGCCAGCTGCAACAAAGGTTAAAACCACCCGGAACATTTGACTGTTCCTTTAGACATCGCCGTTGCGATAGGTGGTAAAGGGTATTTCGTTAAAAAAAGGAAAAAGAAAATCCAATCTGCATCAAAGGGAAGATGAAGCCCGATGCAGAGCGGCGCATGTGGGATTCGAACCCACGCATAACGGAGTCAAAGTCCGCTGCGTTACCGCTTCGCCAATGCGCTATGTTGCGGCAGTCGCTCAACCCTGCCGCACGTGATATACTTCAAAAACACCATTGATATATTTATGTTTTTCCTGGAACGCCTGTATCAGTCGTAACTCATTTGGAGGAAATTTGGTTTTGGATATCTGTTTCATTATTATAAATCCGTACCGATACAGGCTATCTAGGGATTTCATGCCTCGTCCTGTCCGTGATAAACCTTCCTCCAAGTCCATACGGCGAGGACTGTACCTTTGCTTTTATTATTTTAATCCGCTCTACCAATATCAGCGGGATCAAAACCATTGGAAATGCAAGTAACATTTTTTTCACCTCACAGGGATGTCAAAAATAAAATCGCGCTTATTCCAGTTCCAACGAGAATCATCGAACAAGCGGCAGATTCCCATTTGTCTTTGTTGTTATTTGTCACGATCTCGGAGCTTGCCGAAACGAACATCAGAACATTGATTGCAAGTGCGATTATCGTGAATATCGTCCTCATCGTTCTTCTCCAATCATGAAATCAAGAATCTTTTCTGCTGTCTCTTCTTCCGGTTCAAATGGAAGTCCATATGTAGAATAGATTTCCAGAGCCGATTTCAGGCTTGATTTGAATCCTTGGTATATTTCTCCATGTTGAAGCAGTTCGTGTCTTAAAACTGAAATCGCATCAGTAATTGATTTAGAACTAACACTAATCTGTGCCAGACATTCCATTTCGATATCCGGCCTTCCCATCATTTCAAAGTTAAACGTCGGTACTTCATCGACCGAAACATGAAAATCAACTGATTTTACCCTCGGTACTTTATGTCCGTCAATAAAGCACTGTGTCCCCCTCCAGTCATATGGATTCGGATTTACAATCTTCACAACAGACATTTTCGTATCCCCTTTCCTGTGCGTTACAGTACACCAGAAGGTGCTCTGCGATTTCCTGAAGCTGAACCGGATCGTATTTCGGAATTGCAACCATTTTGCCTTCAAGCATTGGGGATAGTGCGAATACCGGTGCGTCCGTAACAATCGTTGCTTTTATCAGCATAGCTGCTACGTCAACTGGTTCTGACGGTAACAGTTCATAGATTTCTTTTTCTTTATTCATGCCTCTTCTACCTCTCCAAAATATTTTTTGTATAATTCATAGTCATTTCTTCCAATCAGGTCTTTAACCTTGTATTTTTGCTCCATTCGAAGATCACTGTATGTGTAAATGGTTTTTGTGACCTGTATACGATAATCGCCGACATCAGTGATTCCGCTTTCAGTCTCGATTTTTTCTTCAGCTGAAAACCAGTTTCCGTT